GGCCCACGGCGCTACCACGTCAATATGACCTATTTCAAGAAAAGCGGAAAGTTTTACGATGAAGCGTGGATTAGCGTTCCCGGCGACATGGAATTACATCAGATCTGGGAGTTGGTCCGTAGGATGCGCAGCGAAGGAAGGCTGGAGGGCCTTGTAGAAGGCGCTGGCCGGGAATTCATGATTCTCGTCAACGTACCAGGCCATCGCCACGAACACCCTCACCTAATTGTCTGATGACAGAAATTACCCCCAAAACCTGGAGCGTATCACTTCTTGCAAGAGAAATCGAAAACGCTTCTGCTGGTTCAGAAAACTTCAACACCGTCTTGGTCCACCCCGAAATCATTGAAAGGGATTTCAAGCTGTGTTGCAAAGAAGAGCGTGAGTATGACTGGAGATCGCTGTCTCCCACTTATAGAGTTACGTGCAAAAAAGGGCTGTGGATGGTAGAGGGCGCCGATCAGGAATATGTCAAAAGTCAGGCAAGGCACTATTTCATCCAGTACTGGCCTGATGGCGAGTATGACGACATTCTCGATGCCGTGGAGGAGTAAGGTGTCCAAAGTTAATTGCTCTTGCTGTGGCAAGCAGATCGTCGAGTATCAGGTTCCACGGTATGACAAATATTGCGCACCGGCCAAAAATGCAAAGCCTCTCGGCACCGGCAGATGGTGTTGCGGCTACTGCGGAGAAGACCTTGATGAACACGGATTATTTCCCGAGGAAAAGCATCTAGCCTATGAGCTTTATGGACTGCCACTGTCATGAGAGTCATCATCGCCGGATCTCGCGACATCGCTGATCCACGGGCACTACAAGCTGCCCTGCAGGAAGTTGACTGGCGAATCACGCAGGTCGTCTGTGGCATGGCCCGTGGTGCCGACAAGCTCGGATACGACTGGGCCAAAGCCAATAACATTCCGATCGCCGAGTTTCCTGCAGACTGGAATCGGTATGGCAAAAGTGCTGGCCACAGGCGCAATGCCGAGATGGCCAAAAATGCTGATGCGTTGCTCGCGCTATGGGATGGTCAAAGTCGCGGCACGAACAACATGATCTATCTCGCTGCCTGCCACAACCTAAAGGTTCACATCTTTAATCCATTTGACAGAGAAAAATGATGAATCGAGTTCAGGTCCTACTGCCAAGGCCGATTCCATTTACGGAGCGCCAGCCAAGCCTTGCTGATTGCGACCAAAGCGGCAAGGTATGGGTTGGTCATTGGAACAGATCTATCAGTCATAATAGGTGGATATGGACACTGATTGATCTGGGGAAGCTTGAAATATGGAGATCGTCAATGCTGGCGACTCATTTTACGCCTGGCTTTACACGAGCGCTGCCGACAACACTCTTCAATCCGTTTGGCAACAAGGAATGATGGCTCGTCTTATTGAATTTCAGGTTCAGCACGTTTATGCCATCGGCAGTCGGCGGCGCGAATGTCATGGTCACGGAGATTATTCCGATGAGCTTGCTATTCGCCAGTGCGTAACTAGCAACTGGCCCGCTTGTGATTTTGCGCCTTTGTTTGCGAGCGAAGAGGCTGCATGGAAATGGATCAGGCATAATCCGCAATTTGGACCTGGGCTAGAACCTGTCAGACTAAGCTACATTGCTACAGTTGATAAAGAGGAATGACTATGGCCCTTATGCGTGATGTCCTTGGCGACCTAGAGTCATTCGCTAGGGATGATGTAATGCCGGTCGCTATCGAGCTTGGCGCAGCTGAATACGAAGAGGGCATCCAAGACTACTTGATTCAAGAGCTTTCAGGTGTAAGTCTTTTATTTGGCTTTGTCGTAAGTCAAAGAGAAGGCGTACAAAGTGGAAGGTTCTATCTGTTTAGCGAGAGAAATTAACCATGGAAATCATTCAAACCATCATCGAAGATCTCAAGTTTTATCAAGAAATGGACCTCACGCCAACCGAAATACTTTTCGGAGAAAAGGCGTGGAGGGAAGTGATGCAAGAGGCTGCGAGCCGCTCTTTGTTTCTTTTTGATGCCAGCAATGTTCAGGGCGGCAAGCTTTTTGGCGTGAACGTCAGACTTGAGCCTAAATTTGCCCCATGGGCAAGAAGCTACAGATTTAAGGAAGCCCTTGGCTGAAAATAAACACCCCCGGTTGGATTTGAACCAACGTAAGACTTCTTAGAAGGAAGTTGCAAGTCCGCTTTGCGACGGGGGCATAAAAATGAGCCTATCGCACAGGCTCAAGCATGTCAAGCCTTGTCGGTGTCGCGCAGGAATCGCTCTTGCACGGCATCGGCCGCTTCTTGCAGGCCTGCATCCACCAAAAACTGATGGATTCTGGTGGTTTGCTGCTGGCCACCCCAGGCTGCTGCGAGATCCGCGACGTCTTGAAAAGCTGTTTTGCTGGGGTACAGGGCATGAACATTATCCCGCCAGCGCAACACCAGCTCATACGACGGAGCTGGTGATCCATTAACGAAGAAAGCTGAAGACATCGCCTGCAGTGCAGACATCCGGCCTTTTTGCCAGGCAAGCGCAAGTGCAGAATAGCGCTCGTATGGACACTGATCGCCTTCTGTTCTAATGTCGTCCATTGTTTTGTGTGGTAATTTTTATTGATAGGTCAATCCGTAAACTGCTCCCAGTCGTGAATCCACTGTTCGGGCTTGTAGACAGTCGTGTGAACCCACAATCTTGCGAGTTCTTGATGGGTGTAGTCAAAGCCCATCAGTAGCTCGCGAAATTCCTGCTCGTGCTCATCAGGTACAAATTGCATCAGCCGATTCAGGGCCTTGGTTCGATCCCCCAGTACCTCCGCGTGCTGCTGCACCATCCGCCGCCAGCGGCTGCACAGCGCCTTCAGGGCCTTGTGGGGCACCGTCAGGGCTTCTGGAACGTCCTTCCGGCCCAGGTAGCAGGCGATCAGATCGACCGCATCCCATGGCCTGCCGGCGCTGTTCAGGATCGGCCTGGAGTCCTCCACCCGCTTCCGGGTCAGCTCGTCGGTGATCGAGCCGTAATCGCGCTCATGCAAGCGCCTGAACAACTCCTCAAACTGCAGGAAACTTGCAAATCGCAGCTCACCGGACTTGCCAGATTCAATCACTGACCAGTTACCGTAGCTGATCGTATCAAAGCCAGCTTGTCTGGCCCAGTAATAGGCTGTGTACTGCGTCCAGCCTTGCTGAATCCGCCAGTTGCGGATCATGGAGCCAAAACGCTCCTTGTTTGCTTGGATTTCAGCTTCAGTCATTTTGGTATTTTACTCCATGGTTATCTGGGATCATGACAAGTTCAGTTTTTTCGTGTAAGTCACTGAGCGGCACAAAACCGGCTCCGTCCCAGATACCAAATCCAAGCCCACGCTCGCCTGTATCTGGATTTGTGTAAAGACGGGCAAGTGATTTCATTGGTTCGTGTGGCGAAGAAACCCAGTAGAAACCATCTTCAAGCTCGTAGATGGGATTTTCTTCGTCAGACCCTGCTTCTTTAAGCTTGCGCAGGGCATCCTCCGCAGCATCCACCCTTTCAAGTAGCTCGTTGGTGCACCTAAAAAGTACATCTTTGACATACGCAAGCTGATTATGCGTATCAACAAGACAAGATGCAATTGATTCAATTGTGTGTCTATTTCCGTTCGGCCGAGTAGATACGGAAACCAGTCTAACCGTGTTCCAATCCAAATCGGATGCCTCTTCAAGCGGCTCTTGTTCATTCATTTGGTTTGGCTCCATCTTGCTTTTTGTTGCCGATTGGCCATCAAGTTCATTGGCAATGTCAAAAATAAGTTCCCCGTCGTGATCGCTGATCATATTCGGCGCTAGTACGCGAAGCGCAGCTGCAAGCTTGTCCCCATAGTCAATGAAGACGCCAGCTTCTTCCAGATTAAAGGCTTCCCAGATCTTGTTCGCAAGGTTGCTGAGGGGCTTTTTGTTGTTAGTCATTGTTGAGTTCCTCAAGCTTTGTTTTTGCAAGCGCCATGCCTCGGCGTGACTTAGATAGCTGATACTCAAGTATTGCAATGCGTCGTTTCTGTCTTGCAACGTAGGACTCAAGGGCGTCTTTTTCGTTGTCATGAGCGAAGCGTTTACGGGCTTTTGCAAGTATGAACTTGAACTTTGGCCGCCAATACCAGCTTTGCGGTGAAATCCATGCGCCTTTCGGAGTGATAGAAGTGACGACGTACTCTTCTTTTGAAAGAGCAACGCGGCCAGTACCATCATCCATGTCGCCATCGTAATCATGAGACGCGTAGACGACCTCTCTATATCTAAAGAGGATCTGTTTTTCTGTGAATTGAGGGTTTTCTTCAGCCATCTCCCTTCTCCATGTGTCGCGCAATGCAAAGCAGATCAGGCGCGTAAATACATCCCATTGAGTTTTGGCATTGATTAACTGCTTCGCGTAGCGCTGCGGCAATCATTTCCTCTTGGGAGACCTCCCTGTTGCGAAAATCCGCCAATTCACAAGCAGCTGTAATAATGGCCTCCGCTTTGCGCTTAATCATTGCTCTTGCGGCGCGTGTTACCCAGTCAGTCATTGGATCAGTCATCGGGGAGCGAGTCAATGAGTGCGCGAAGCTTGTTGTAAGCCTCTTGTTTTTCGTGCATGGTCAGATTGTGATAGATGCCGGCATCAAGAAGATTGCGGGCCTCGTACTTTGTTGGCAATAATTTTGGTGCAAGAATTGCGCGAAGCTGTTTGACAAGGAAATGCTTGTCTATCAGTCTCGGATCGCCGGTTGCTGCTCGATCGGAATAGGCTTCCCGTATTAGGTCAAGGCAAGCGTTAAGCATCTGATTGGCGCCCCATTGAGCAGCCTTGATCAAGATCAGATCAACACAGTCGCCATTAGTCTTTAGCTCTTGGCACCAGTTATGGATTTTGTCGGGAGGAGGCGTGATTGGATGAGTCATGATTTTGAATTAACAGGGATGGTGGCGGTGATTAGTCGCCTGGCAGGGCTTCCAGTGCCTCCTGGATGTCGTCAAAGTCTTCATCGCTGCCGACACCAAGCTTGACGCGATCAAGAAGTGCGATAAGCGCACGTTGCTTCAGGCTTGGCTGCCTGCACTTTTTTCGCATCAATCTGGCTGCACCACGGGAGACGTAGAGCGACACGTGCTCACAGCATCTATCAAGCTGCCAGTCGGCCACCTCCTTGACGACATCTTGGCAGCTGGACGCCTGATGCGACCATTTCTGGATTAGCTGTTCAGGTGGATAGCTGTTGTTCGATTGAGTCATGACTTGGTTTTGTGGATTTGCGTTGATTCGGTCAGTCTTTCATCGGCCAGCCCATTTTGATAAGCGCCTCATTGAGTGAATTGCCATCATACCAGACATTTGCAAGCCAGCGACCGAAGGAATCCTTGCGGACGGTATGGACGATGATTTCATTGGCAGGCCACAGGCGAGATGCGGTGGCATGGGTGGCTCCAACGTATCCAGCTTCTCCCTTTTCGGGAGTGTCAACGCCAAGCAGCCGTAAGCGCTGCCTGGTCCTGATCTTGTCAAATCCGAGGTCAATGTCAACGTCAATCGTGTCGCCATCAATAACGCGCACAAGCTCGACGCGGTAGTGGTAAAGCTTTTCGTTCACGGTTCTACCTCAAGATAAATTCCATGATTGAAATGCCGTGGCCTAGCGGGCTCCCTGCGAGGAAGATCAAACACTTCCTTGCCGTAAATAAGCTCTGACGAAACCTGGATAGAATCAACTGCCAAGCCAGTCTTAGCAGAAAAATCGTCCATGGCTTTTTTGATCGCTCTTTCGAGCAGCCGCTTTTCTTCTTTTGCCTGCTGGATGTCCATAATGCTTCAGATCAATTTAATTTCAGTGATGGCTCCCGTGTCTTGATTGACAAAGGAAAGCCGTTGGTTGGTTTCTTCGCAGCGCTTGGCCATCAAATAAATGGCAATGCCCTTGCGAATACTGTCTGACATACTGATGCCATACTTGTTCTTCAATTCACGCAATGCAGAAATGGTTGTGCGGCTGGCGCGAAAGTGAATTCGTTCATTAAGGCGCTTGGTGTCGAGTATTGCTGGAATGTCGTCGTCAGGAATCATTTGTTTTCCGAGTCTTTTTGAGGAATAGGCAGCGCCCAGTGGGGGAGCCAATGAGTCCACTCATCGAACACGTAGTAGTTCTCGGGCGGATAAATCAACTCCCAGCACTCCGCACCTTGCTGCCAATGCCAGCACTCACCCCTACCAGTTGTGCAATCCTTCTCCTCTGGCTTTCGCTCGCCCAATGGGATAGGGGCGATGGCGGGGCGGCCCCAGCGGGCAATGGCTCGTTGAATCAGGTCGAGAAGTGCATCGTCCTCATGGCGCCACTCGGTCGGAGCAATGACAACTCCCCAAGTTCTGTCATTGCGCAACCACTGCAGGATCTCCTCATACGTCGGCCCCACCGGCTCCAGCTGTGCCACCTCAGCAGCATTTAACGCAGCAATCACATCTTCAATCGGCTGCATCACGCCATCTTTCAGGATGGCAGCACCGTCCCCGCAGACACCTTCTGTCCAGATGGGGCGCTCTGTTGACTCGGGTTGAGCATTTGTATCATGTAGATACTCTTCAACGGCTTCCTTTGTAGCTAAAAATCCGTTCATTGTTGCTGACTCTGGTGCGCGGGCCTGCAAGGCAGCAATAGCTTCGGCTTCAATATGCGGTGGAACGCTGTTGCCAGTTTTGTGAGCGTGGATGTAGATGGACAGGTAGTAGGCGGGATCAGTGGTCATGAGTTGTCGTCAGCAGTTGGAAGTGGAAGCGCCCAAAGTGGCAGCCAGTATTGATAGCCGAATCTACCAATAAGCCGCCAATGAGTTCGTTTCCAGCAAAGGTGAGCATCAAGCCCCCAGACAAGGCCATCCTCGTCAGCGTCATCTGCTGTAGGCGGCTCTTTGGCGAAAGACCTAGGTTTTTGCAGCGCGGTTGAGCTGACACGCGGATCAGTTGCAACTTGTACGTCCCAGGCAATCAGGTCATTTAACGCCTTGCGCGGATTTGAGTAATGCTCTTTTTGCAGTATGTGACTGCAGACAAGTGCATCAATCAATTCAGCTTTCCAAGGATTAAGTTGCTCGGATTCGATAGCAGCGGCGATACCAGCACCCCAACCAGCGGCATAGCCCTCTTTGTAAACAAAGAAAGCATCGCCACGGTGGTAAGCGGGGACTTCTAGTTCATCGCAGTCAAGAGTCGGTGGCTCTGGTTTTGCAAGTTCTGTGCGGGCGCGTAGTAATAGCCCAGCTAAGAGCGGATGACAGGCAATGTCTTCAACAGAATCAAACGCGGCTAAAAGCTCAGCACATAAAGAACGAAATACATCAGTCATTCGTTTCCTCCGGCTTGTAGGGACCAGTCAGTTGACCGTTTTCATTAATCACACCCATTTCCATCAGGAATTGCTTGGCGGCAGCTTTATCGCCAGCCAGGGCACGATCCAGCAAGGTCGGGGCTTCAAGCTCAAGTACAAGGTCTTCCAGCGTTGAAACCGGAACACCGGTCAAGCTCTCGCCTTCGCCATCGCAATAAGCCTGGAAGGCGTAGGCAACATGCCTCAGCACATTGGCAATGCCATGGCGGGTGTCCTCACCCTCTCCAAACTCTTCAATCAACCGCTGAGCGCGGCTTGTCAGGTGATCAGTGTTGCTGTCGGTCATTTTGTCAAAGAATTGCCGTAGAATGAAATTTCAGGTAATCAAGTGCCTCAATGTTCTCGGGCTTAAATAGGTTCCACGCCTGATGATCAAAAACAATTGCGGAAAATCTTTGGCCTAAAACTTTTTCTCTTCTCAACCATGACAGCGACCTAATCAACAGATCTTCGCGATCAATTCTTTTTGCAAGCTGGCGTGGATAATGCAGATCAACGTTCGGCCATACAAATATGGCGCCTTTGGGAGCGTCTAGCATTTGCCGCGTTGTGCGACCGGTTTGGCGATCCACTACATAATCAATCATTTTGCCTCAATACGAAGATCAAGAAAAAGTGCATCCATGGCTGTCACCTTTGGCCCCGTTGTCAGGCGATTGAAGGCATCAGCCTCCATTTTTGCTGAAAACAGGGTAAAAGCAATGACGCAAGCAAAGAATCCGATTGGGACAAGGATAAAGCTGTAGGTCAGTGCTTCTTGCCAAAGCCGTTGCAGCTGGCTGTGCTTACGCTCTGTCATGCGTTGGTTGCAGGTTGTCCACCGGTTCCCCGGCACCAGAATTGTAGCACCTTTTGTCCGCACAGGTGTCCGCACAAATCCGAGGCCCCTCACCCCAAGCGCGGCGGGGACAGACAGGGCATCCCAAGCAGAGATTGACAGGGGAGTGGTGGCTCTCTGGGCTCCGGGCCTGCTCCTGCACCGGGCAGGTTCTTGCGTCGGCAGGAATCTATAAGACCACGACCGGACAAGTCCTCATGGAAATACCGGAAAAAATTTCAGCCCAGCACTTCTAGCAATTCCAGAATCTTGAACTTTTTGTTGGTGGGAGCTTTGTGGAAGCTGCCGGGGGTTGTGATGGCTTATTTGTGATGTGCGTGGGTTCACCAATTAAAGCGAAGCCGAAAATGATGGAGGAGCGTGACAACTTTCAAAACAAAGTGGCTTGTAGCGACTAGGGGAAAACCGGCGTTGGACTAATTTGTATGTCAAGTAAAATATAAGGAGTCTTTGTGGGAAAGGGGAAAAAACCTCGGAAGGACGGGGTGCCAACTACCGGCTCCAGGGATACCCCACCCCGGCCAACTTACCGGCCGAAAGTGTAAACTAACGGCCGACTGGTAGTTTACATTTAACGCCTAGTTTCCTGACGAAGCTGCCAGCTCACAGCGTAAGGTTGCGCAACGATCATAAAAGGAAGGGCGAGTAAAAGGAAGCCGGCAACATTAACGGCGAGACTAGAAAGTTTCACGATAGAAAGGAAGGTTAGAAAGGAGGATAGAAAGGGAGCCTAAGGTTAGGCTCCCGGTTAAGGTTAAGGTCAATCGGTCAGCGAGTCGCTCAGATGCACAGTCTGACCGTTGATGTAAGCGTAACGACCCGACGCTTCAGCCAGTGCACCCAACAGGGTGATGTTGGCTTGCTGTTCATTCTGAAGACATTTCCAAGACTTTAACTTCTCGCCAATGGCGGCAATGGTTGGATTGCCCATGGCCTGCAGGATACGGAGCAATGGGAGTCCCTCGCCAGCGGCCATGCTCGGCACCCTGCCCTCCATGCCGTGGATGAGGCGCAGCATGAACTGAGCAGAGGGGCGACCGCCTGCCTGAGGCGTGGGGATCGGCTGCGACAGCCGGTCTAGGTCGTTTGGGCAGGCTGCCAGTGACCACGGGAGGGGTGGCAGGGTGACGGTCACGCCGTCAACCGTACGGCGGCGCACCTTCCTCTCGCGGGGGGCACTGACAGGCAGGCTGAAGCCGATACGCTCAGCCGCTGCGACGACAGCCGGCGACCATTCCAGCGCCACACGGGAGGGTCCAGAGACGACCTTGCCGCCACCCTTGCCACTGGCTGGAATGGTTTGGTAGTCCATGTCTGCGAAGGGGTCGCCTTCAAGGTCTGAGGGGTCAGCCTGAGGGGTCTGCGCCACGATCGGCGGCTGCTCGGCCGCCTGCTCGGCCGCCTTGATGATCCGCACCGGACCGGCGGGGGTGGATTGGGAACGCTTGCGAGTTGCCATGGTTGGAACTTGTAAAGGGAACGCCGGGGGGAGCCTATGGCTCCGCCACCGGTTCGCACACTATACAACCAAACCAGCAGGATGCAACGGTCCAAGCGCCCAATACTTTATAGATTCTGCGATCAGTGAACCTATCACCTCACCTTAGGCGCAGCCAGTATCGGCAGCGAAGCGGAAACTGTAACTTACCTGCCAGGCAGTAAAGTTAAGCTATCTCCACTGTAGGTTACGCTCGATTGTAACTGTAACCTCGCGCAGTGTCACCGCGTTACAGTTACGCTAGCCTGTCAGACTTTATAGGTTAGCCTCTCACCTTAGCCTGTAACGTTGCCGTTGTTAGTTGTAGTTGTTAGCTTAGGATTGCGGCTCGGATAGTGACACCAACACTTCGCACCTTAGTCTGTAAGTTACCGTGCCAGTCTGGCAGGTTAGCTTGCGTCGCAAGTTACCTATAGTTTAGTTTAGTTTGCATGTTGCTCGACTTAATTAAGTCCCCAGGATAGGTAACATTTAAGATACTTAGCAAGATGCCGCATGTTAGTTAATCTTACAACTTAGCTAACATTTAAGATGGCAGCTCAGATGTTGCATGTTAGTTAATTCGACAAGTCAGCTAACATTTAAGATATCCAGGAGATCACCGCTATTTAGTTAATCTGACAAGTTACCTAACATTTAAGATACTGGGCTAATCGTTGCATGTTAGTTAATCTGACAGATTAGGTAGCATTTAAGATTCCCAGGGAATCGCTGTTAGTTAGTTAATGTGTCAAGTTAGCTAGTGTTTAAGATAGTTAGCTAATCGTTGTATGTTAGTTAATCCTGCAAGTTAATTAGCTATTAAGATAGTTAGTGAGTCCTTGTTAGTTAGTTAATCGAGCAACTTAGTTAGTGTTCCTGGGCTGGTTAGTTGGCTACTAGCTTGGTTAGCTAACGGTGCTAGTTAGTTAGCGTGAATGCCAGTTAGTCAATGATGAATGTTAGTTAATGATGAATGCAACTTAGTCAGTAGATGAATGGCCTTAGTCAGTGAATGAATGCAGTTGGTCATGAATGGCAGTTAGTCAGCATGAATGGCGTTTTAGTAAGTGAATGGCTTTTGTAGGTGAATGGCCATTCAAGCAGTTATGAATGGCCTTTGTTAGTTAGCTATGAATGGCAGTTACTCATGAATGGCAGTCTCGTCCCTGCGGTTCCTATGTAAGTCAAGGTGAATGCAGTTATCAACTGGCTTCTTTTTGTTTTCTCTGTGAAGCTGCACAGCCTCATCGAAGCACTTAACCAGGAACCCTCGTTTCTTACCAGAGCCACACACCAGGAAGTTAGGGTTAATGATGTGATACTTATCTCTTGTTCTGTAGTCAATGAATGGCAGCATTAGTTCTTCCTCCTTGAGGCGTTTAAGTGACAGAACAACGTGATTAGCTTTCTTTTCAATCAAGTCAGCAACAGCGGCACAGGTAGCTCTGCATCTACCACTGCGCCAGTCAGTCAATGAAATGAACGCAAGTAAGACAGTAATGTCACGATGTTGAATAGCACCAGAAGCTGCCAAGTTAACCAACCTAGAAAGCTCAGCAGCGCCAATACGAAAGAAGTTACTTGAGTCATCTTCAAAGCTTTGTTCGTTAGCAGGTGGTGGATTGTCAGTCACCTGGAAGGCCTCCTCAGGTAGGGTGGATTGTTAAGGAACACAACAGCCCAGTCATACCAATGAGTCTCATAGTGCTCATGGGTGAGACTGAGTCAATGTAGCCCCTGCTCAGCCTAGTGAGTCACTCAACGTTTTACGCGCCACTCTTATTCTCTTAAATAGTTAACAGACAAACGGCCTGGGGGCCTCCTTAACGGTGGTCGGGCTGACCTTTCTCAGATTGGTCGTGCAGTCAGTGGGTCAGGGAAGTAGCGAAACGCCTGACCCAGTTACCTATAAACTCTGGCGCCTTAATCAACTTCGGCTTCTTCGATAGCCGCTAGCAGCTGATCCACACCGAGAGCATTGCCCTGTAAGTTTTTACCGACCTCAGCTAGCTTTGCGGCAGAATTAAGTAGCGAAGGCAAGTCTCTGGTGTCTAGGTCCTGGTCACTATCCAGCATGTTAGTTAGCTTGCGGTTTGCCAAGTAGGCAATACGTGCAGCACTTAAGCTAAGCTGCTGACCTATCGTTTCCTGTTGCTCACGGTACTCCTCTAGCTTCCTAAGATGGAGCTTATGACGCTCTCCCTCCACCTCAGCCATCCGCTTGCTAAGCTGGTACCTGTCGAAGTCAGCCGCTCTCTGTAACCAGTTGTTACGTGTTGCGATCTTACGAACCTTATCTAATCCTAAATTTGTAATCTGCGATACATATGTTAGTGTACGCCCCCCTCCACACCTAACAAAACAACTGAACAATTCAAATTCTTTGTCAGTCTCAGTTGGTGCAAGGACACTATTTTTAAGCCAAGTAGCATTAAGGTTAGGGGACCTGTCGGTCTGGTTGGTTAGGTTTTGAGGTTCCGAGAAGGTGTTGCTTTGGTTAACGGCATTTTCTACATAGCTGGAGGTACTAGTCAGTGAGTGGGTGGGTTCCTGGGGGTCTTGGTCAACTTCTGTAAACTCCTCTTCTACATACTCAATAGTGTCCTCAAGGTTAGTATCCTCATCATCTTCATACTCACCGAACTCATTTACCTTTCTAAGCCTGCCATCGGCGAACTTGGTGGCGTCCTTTTCAATACGTTCGGCGGAATCCAGTAAGTCTTCAAAGTCAAAATCTGAAGCCGGCACGGTTTGTTAGCGATGGCCTCAGTATTCTATCGGCTCAGTTAGCTAAACGTCAATGGATACTAAAAAACCCGGCGCGGTTTGTGGACCGGCCGGGTCAGTTATTTATTGAAACTCAACAAATAAATCTAAAGTTACGCAGACTGCACAGCAGCTAAGTCGTCTTTCAAGATAAGGCGAAGTGCAGTATCAATGTGACTATCATTAAGATACTTATGTAGGTCTTTAACGAAACCTTCTGGCAGATACTTACGGGAAGCATGAAATACATCCCAGCGCCAGCGTTCCTTGCTAAGCCCATTGTCAACATAGGCTTGCAGTGTTGAGTCAGGATGAGCTTCCTTAACTTTGGCAATGGCGTCAGTCAGTGCCACGAGATGTTCGGACTTGATCTTCATTGTTAGTAAATGAGCTTGGTTGGTTTGCGCCTATGCTTAGGCTTAGTCTTTTTGACTACTTTGTAGCATAATCCCTTACCTGGAATGTCAGCTACAGTAACCTTACGGTCACTACTTAACCGGCTCTCAATGGAGTCAAGTTCATCCAAGTTTCGGATGGGTCTCCAATTAGTCATTGCTCCTCCTTAACAGTAAAGAACACCTTGCCATTTAGTGTGACGCCATCACGCCAAGTCAAGTAAATACAACTGTTATTAAGCAAGCACTTAATAAAGTATTGACCGATGTTATCTTTGACAACTTGGTAAGCCAACGTATCGGCATACACTGCCTTTCCTTCGTCAACAGCTTGGCGAATAGCGTTGGCTTCGCTTGGCAAGTAAATGTAGTCGTTCACTTGGTAAACTCCCTCAGTTGGCTTTTGATGTCAGCTACCTTGGCTTCCAGCTCACTTAGCTCAGTCATCTTCTGAACCACCTCCTCCAACGTGTAGTCAGTGCGGAAGTTGGCCAAGTCAGGCAAGCCAGTGATCGACGTGCCATCACAGTTACCATCCAGCCGGCACACGGTAAACTCCTGCTTTACATAGTCAACACTATACTCACTCAACCTGTAAGTGGTATCTACCGTTGCATACACACTGTAAGCTGAGTAGTTAAATACAATCCTGAACTCAGTATCTAATCCCTCTCGGCTAATCAGTGGATCAATAACAGCAGCTACCTGCTTCGTCCATTGCCTGTAAGGCGTGACTTTAATCACCTTCTTGCCCACGAAGGGCTGAAGCAACTTAGCGAACTCAGCTTGAAGTTCGTTAGCCTTAGCATTAACTTTGTTGCGGGTGTCAACTTTGCGTTGCAGTCGGTCAGTGTCGATGTTCATGTCAGTTAGTCAGTTGGTTGGGTTAGTTGGTCAGACCGCGAGGCGCATGAACTTACGCTTAAGCGAAGTCAGCTTGACACGCAGTTTGGCGTGACGCTTGAAGCAATTAGTCAAAACGACATGGTTATCGGTCAACTCAGTTACGCGCCACCGAACACCAGTAGAATCTTGCCAAACAGTGCTAAGCAGGGAATTGTCAGTTTGCATTGGTAATCACCTAGTTGGTTAAGTTGGTCAGAAGCGAATAGCAGTCTTTATGCCTTGCTCAACGTAGCGATCAAGCTCCGCGAACAAGTCCTCCTTAGCAGCGGTTACTGTCGGATAATACTTAGGTGCCTGCCGCCTGAACTCACTGAAGAAGTGAGCGTAGCTAAAGCGGTCGCCTAGAGTGCTATAAAGCACTGCCGCCAACTTAGTGTCAGAGCCGTCATCCATAAAGACGTGCTCAACATAGCCAGCAGCTTCTGCGACACGTTGAGTGGTGAACTTGGTCATCTTCGTTGTCCCTTGGGTAGTAATCACGGTCGGTGAAGTAAGCGTTCGATACTTCGTCAGCCATACAGTCAGAATCCAGCCAAGGAAACAAAGCGGTTTCCTGAGCCAGCTGTTCACAGTCAATGCTCATGATTAAAAAGTTTGCACGATCAAGTTAAGTTCGTCCTTCAGTCGGTCAAGATCACTGTTAAGAACAAAGCCGCCTTCTTCCTCAGCATGGCAGAGGATGCTACGAAGTTGGCGAATGTCATCTTCGCTAGTCATCGTGATGTTAATAGTGATTGAGACCTGAGACTTAAAAGTGATTGCCATTGGTTTGTAAGTTAAGGATTTAGTGAGCCAACACGGAAGGGAATTTTGCTTAATAGTCAGTCGATGCTCGTCATCAAAGATGGATGGAGCATTAGTCCCAAGGAAAACGTCGGTCATACGGAAACGTAGATAGTCTTCATTGGTTGGTTGGTGAAGGCGATTGGCTAGCAGGTTGGGCAACGTACACAGTCGGCGACCACACTCGGTCAGCCTGGACAGCATTGTTATCAGCTACCCACTGCTTGAACTCAGTGAGCACTGGCAGGTTACTGCAATCCTTGGGACACTTAACTTCCCCGCAGTACATCGAAGTACAACAGGTTGGGTAGGCACGAGTTTGCATGGTTGGTCAGCGATGGGGTGACAGTCAGTCAGGCGTGAACGTAGTCTTGGTGGCCGATGCTGAAGCCATCAGCCATGTAGATACCAATGACCTCATCTTGGTCATCAATAATGCAGGCGTTGGGATAGAAGATCCACCAGCTACCGATGTTGTTCATTCTGTCAACTGCCTGACGAAAGGTAGCGAAGTCACCTTCGCGAACATAGTCGTCAAGGAACTTGGCTACGCCGTCAGCAATGCGAGTTGCGGTCATAACGTCGTCACCGCAGAAGAAGCATAAAGTGAACATGACTGATAAGTTAGTGAAAGTGATTGGTCAGCGCTGCTCAGCTAGCAAGCGGCAGCGGATTGTAATTCTCGTCAACGTCGTCAATCAACTCAAACGACGGACAGTGAGTCAACAGGAAAGTTTCTTGGTAGCCTGCGACAACGTAGTCGGCGTATCGCTTGATGAGTTCCATCGTTCGATGGTTGTCAAGCAAGTCAGGAAACTCACCGAGATTAAAGTAAGTTACTGATTCTTTCTCGCCCATGTAGTAAGCAACTCGCTTGAAGATCAGTGAGAGTCCGTCAACAAAGAACTCACAGTCATAGCGATAGTCATAACCATCACTCACAGTAAACGAGTCAGTGTAGTAACTGTTCGGCTCTGGGTTGCTGAACTGCGAGGAGTGACGCCAATTAAGGATGATTGCCATGTTGGTTAGGGGCGAAGTTTGTGAAGGTTGTTGGTCAGCTAAGCTTTGCTACTGTTGCTCCGTAGTAAGCCTGAGCGTGGTCAGCCGCACCGCTGTCAATAGATAGCAGCGCAATCGGCTTACTACACTCAATCGCCCAACTACCTGCACCAGTCTCCTGAACAAAGTCATAAAAGCTCTGGAGCGAAGTGAACCGCATGGCAACACTGTCAGTTGGGAATGGACCCAACCTTACAGCTGCGTGACGCAAGTAAGCCGACTTCCTTTGCTTAGCTGCTGCATCCCTTAGCTTTTGTTTCTCAAGCTCAGCTTCTCGCTCAATCTCAGCTAATCGTTCCTTGCGCCAGTCATCATAAACAAAGTCAGTTGCCATGTCAGTGGAAGAACGAAGTTCGTGAGGGTTGCTGGTCAGTTAGCTTGCTGACTCAGCCAGGTCGAAGCCGCAAATAAACAGCGAACCACTGTCTTGTACTTACCTGTCCAGATAGGTTGCGGACGCTTGACCGCAGCCCAGTTACTGTTTAGTTCAGCTGGATCATACAGCTGGATAAAGAACTTATCTTCCAGCTCAGTGTTGCGACCAACATAGCCAACAACTTCCTGCTTGTAGTTACGGATCTCGTAACTTGCAAAAGGTGCTGGCCAGTCAGACGGCTTAATAGTCAGTCGATGCTCGTCAGCAAAGACAGGTGGAACGTTGGTTCCGAAGGGAACGTTAGTCATGGCGATCACTTAAAACAGTAAGCGATGGAACCGTCAGGCTCATGAGTGAAAGAAGTAGTCAGCTTCACAAGCTGGTTACGCTGCTCAAGAAGCGAGTCAGTGTAGAGAAGATGGTTAGATGGCAGGAATCCATACCAAACTCGCCCGTCAGGCAGCTTGGAACTGGAAGCATTGCAAACAACCAGCCACTTGTTAATTACTGCGATCAGCTGCTTATCCTTGTCAAGCAGCTGGATAGTACGCTTAAGCGTACGGTAGTAACCGGTTGCCGTGCCGGTAGGATCAAACAGCGACTCAACGAACTCGCGATCGTTTGCAGCAAACTTAACACCGTTAATAGTAATCATTGAACCAGAAACGAAGTGAGTGAAGCGCCGGTTTAACGCCAACCGGCAACGCGCTTAGTCAACTGTTGATCTGTCCGTCAGCATTGATGCAGACATACATACCCTGCAACCAGCCAACAATGTTCCCGCTGGGAAGGTAGTAAGTCGTGCCAGCCACGTTGACAATCTTCTGTTCGTAGCTGAAGTTCTCAATCAACTTGCTGATCGGAGTGTTCTTCAGGCTGTCGTAAGTCAGCGTCCGCAGCGCCAACGTACGCCACTGCTGCTCAGTGACCATCCACGGATTGTTTGCTACGTTCCAGCCACCGGGACCAAAGTCCCAAGCATTGCCAGTCAGCTTGTAACCACCTTGATTACCAAGCTTGACGATCAGCTTGTAGGTAGCGTTGTCAGCGTGCTTGAGTTCCGTGTAGTCAGCGAAGACGGTTGCCATAGTCAGTGAACTCCGTTGGTTGTTGTGGATTGATCGGCAAGTCAGTCAACGCCAAGCAAGTCAGACCAGTCAGCGGCGTTCATCGGTCGGTCAGCTTGCCGAGGCTGACAGTTAGTCAGCCATTGGACGCGCATCAGTAAGTCTCCTTCATAGAAAACTACGTTGCCGGCACCGTGAATCACGGCAGGATCGTCAGTAACGCTCTCAATCAGTGGAGCGTGATACGAAGTCAGCCTCCGACGAACTACGTTGCCGGCATCGGTACGGTACTCAATCTGTTGAGTGGTTTCACGCTGAGGCAACTCAGTCAGCCAGTAAGAACCGGCGAACTCAGTCATGTCGCCAACATACAAAGTGTTGGCAATGCAGTGAAGGCTGCTGAAGTTACGGATGGAGGCTTGCATGTCAGTGAACTCCGTTGGTTGGTGAGCGCAACTAACCACCAACTAAGTCGGTGACTCAGCTGGTTAGTTAGCTACAGGCAGGAGAGGCTACACCTCTCCCCCATGCCCACAATTATACAGCATCACGGCCCTTAGTGCCATCCTTTGCTTCGATTCTGTAACATTAGCTATGGCCGGTTTCTAAATAGCTAGATCGGCTCTGGTCCGCAGTAGAACCGCCTAGGCTTAGCGTTTCTGCTCAGCGAAAGGGCCTGCTGGCCTTAGCGTTCTGCGGCCCTGTGAGCAGCCTGGCCCCAGATCCGCAGTCAGCTACCGATCAGCTCAGTCAGCCGTCTTCCCGGCCCGGCTACCGACCACTGGCAGCGTCATTAGCGATCGACTCGCGTAGTCAGCTGGATAGTGACAGCTGCAGCAGGGCCAGACCACATGACGCCGGTTAGTCAGCGACGCACCGGCTCACTTTCCATGATCTCGACCTCACCCTTCCAGGTATTGACCAAGATCATTGCCGCACCGAAGTCAATCTTGCGGTCAGCCAGCAGCTTGCCACTTGAGTTACGGCACTGATAAACGAACTTATCAGACTTACCTGTCGTATCAGCATTGCGAGTAATTTGATGCGACAGGTCAGTTACCTTGTCGTAATTAGTGGCCTTGTAGATACCGTGCAGCCACTTGAAACCAGCTTGGTTGCACTTGACATTAACTTGTTCAGTCATGGGAAGTAAAGTGAACGATGATAGTTTGACACCAATAAAGTGTACCACTATTGTCGGGTACGCAGGTAGCCGCAGTCAAATAGTCAGGAAGCCCAGGTAAGTGAACGTCCATGACCGAAGAAAGAAACACAGGGCCAACTTTCTCAGCCCCGAGCGCAAATAAGCTGCGCCCTCCCTGAATAATTAGATAGCCGATCCAGTTCAGGTAGTAACCGCGCTCCTCGTCATCAGCAATGAATCCAGGATTGTCAGATACCATTGCCGATGCCCAGTCAGCCGGGACAACATACTGACGCTCTGCCGTGCCAACCTCCTCGACGAGGTAGGCAGTGAAGGCCCTGTACGCAGCCAGAATCTCCCGCTCAGTGAGGTTATCAACTGAATCAGTGAACAACTCGGCTGCGTAGGCAGTGAATAGCTCACGCAGCCTTTCCGTTTCCTCAAAGTCACCAAACTCCTTGGTAACCAAGTCAGCAAACGGAGTATTCTGGATCATGGAAAATAGCCATCGTGCCAGCTTTGTGATTCCTCAATCTGAGCCAGGAACCTGTCGCACATTAGCTTAGCCTTCTCGCCCGACAAAGTTTGTGGATCGCTGTCAAAGTTGAGTGGTCCGTGGTAGTCAGCTAGAGACTTGTAGGCAGATGCCAGGGTAACAGGGTCGCTAGATAGCAAGTCAACAACAAGCTTATCAAAGCTGCTGCCAATGAACTCAGCAACACTACTAAGGCTGGCGCAGTTACCAAACCATGCACATAAGTTAGGATGAAATCTGTTGTCGCTTACCCCGATCCATCCGAGCGCACTACTGGATTGGTCGTCAACAACTGACATAACCTGCTTAACCGCAGTAAGCCGCTCAAGCCGAATGCTGTAAGCTAGCCTGCTCTCAGATGAGTCATCTGAGTCGGTCATCACAATTAGCTCGGGGCAGTAGATACCACGCCTGTCAACCAAGACAAGCGCGCCACCATGTTCGTAAGGATCGACGTCACCGATGTTAGCGACGCACCAGTAAGAAGGTTGCTGAGTCATTGTTGGTTAGGATTGAAGTCAGGGTCAACTTTCTGAATCAGTGCAGCAACTGCTTGACCAAGCAGGTCAATGTTGTCAAGCGCCTTGCTTAACTTGGCTTCCAGGTCACTGATGCGACCATCAAAGTCAGCAAGCTCTTGCACTAGCTCGGGGAATGGTCAGGCTGCTCGTCGCCAAGTGTGTAACGACGATGCCAGCAAACCATAGTGCCGACATTGTACCACTCACGCGAGCTCTCAGCAAAGTCATCTTGCCTGATCTCGATAGTCAGGTTGCCGTGCTTGATGGTTTCCATGTCAGTTAGTTGTTGTAGGGATTGGCCCAGGAAGTCACCTGCTGGTCAGTAATCAGCCCGTCACGGTGCAGGCAGTCAATGAAAATGCACCATGCCTCGCCAGCAGCTGGCTTGTCAGTCTTGTCGAAAGTAAACCGTTGATTGAACTCTCGTCTAGCTTGCTTGTAAGTCATCGGAGATCATCGTTGTTTTCTTCAGCCAGCCAGTCATAAACCCAGCGAGCAAGCTCAGCGAGGCTGCCGTAACGAGCCTCGCGTTCGACCATTGTCCAGTAAGTCAGCGAAGTGTACTTAACAAACCACTGCTCATCGTTAAGGACAACGAAACAAGCTGGCTTCTTATCGTCGGCATCAAACCAGTCAGGCTCAATGCAGTTTTCTTCGGCAATGCGCGAAGCGTAGAACTCAGCGCATGGAACTTCCTTAGCAGAAGCAAGAAAGCTATCGAAGTCAGTCATTGTCATCATCAACAGTGAGGACGTAGTAGTAGCCAACATGATCGCTACCGCGAGCAACTACCTTCATCTTGGACAGGAAGCCAGTCGAGAAAGGCTTGTCAGTGAACCGCTCCATCCACTTAGTCAGTGCAGCATCGTGACCGTCAGTACTGCTGTATGGCGCAGGAATCCTGACCTGCCACTTAGTTTCCGAGTCGCGCTGGTGAGTGGCGAAGTAGTGAAGCGAGCCGCGATAGTAGCGACACTCAGTCTTGACACAGACACCGACAAGTAAGTCAGTGATCGGCGGAATGGTTTGCATGGTCGTTGGTTGGTTGGGGTGGGGCGAAGTCAGGCCAGATGACCGAAGGGAACTGGGATTGGCGGCTTCTCAATAGTCGGCCGCACTACCTTGCTAACTGATCTGTCTTTCCAGTTAGCGCAGCAGCGCGTACTGATGTAGTACCTTGCCGCAGGATCAGCCATCTGATACTCAGTTAGCATCTTTCTGGCTAGCAAGCGATACGGAAACTCATCGACGGTCTCCAGATAGCGACTGTCTTTGCGTTGGATGTAGTAACTCATTTGTCAAGCTCAGTCAGCTTGTCAACGTTGATGACTTGCTCAAGATCAATGCCGTTGGTCACTGTCAGATCGAAACGATCATTGTCAGTACCATCGCGAAGATTCTCAAGTTCTTCCTCAGTCAACTTCTCAACATTGATAAGAAAGGCAGTATCAAGTGAGAAGTAGCTGCCATCAGTGGACAGCACAACGTAGTCAGCGAAGTCCATAGTGAGCGAAGTAGGTGACTTAGTTAGCGAGTGCGACTGCGGGATACACTCTCCCCATCGCCCTCTAATTGTACCGCAACAGGGCTAAATGGTCAAATTCGTGTTGCGTAGTTGTAACATTAGCGGCTGGGCTGATCCTACATACTTTTACCGGACTCTTCCCGTAGCAGAAGCTGAGTCGCTTAGTCAGCAAGAGATCCCAATTGCTCAGCCATTGCCTCTGCGATACCCAGATAAGTTCTCGACCTATTCTTCTGACGATCTTTTCCTGGTGCTTCCCAGTGAACCTTAGCTTTCTCGGATGAGTGCATACCGATCATCCGCTCAGATACGTTATTTGACGCACGCAGCAAGGGAAGCCCCTTTAGCCACAAGCATGTCCCTTTCCTTTCTGGATGGCCATGGTGGAAAGGTTGAATCTTTTGCGTATAAGCCGTCTGATTACTTAGCCGCTCTCTTGCGTAGCCGTGCATGATTGGATTCTCAATGCAGATCCTTGGACAGGGATGATCAAGGAATAAGTTAAAGAAGTTGACCGCATCAATCATCTTCTCCCATCGCCCACTTACTCTCTTGAGCCATTGCACACCGCTCTGGGCGAGGTAGGTACAAGGAGGAAAAGCGATAATCAGGTCCCAGTCTTGACTAAGTAAGTCACGAACGTCGCCAACGTAGTGAGGCCCCGGCGACTCAGTTTCAAGAATGTCACACGAGATGGCATCATGACCGCGCTTAATAAACGCATCACGCACTCTGCCACTAAACTCGCAAGCAACTAAAACCTTCATGAGTCTCCTGGTAGGGTTGGCAGCTTTCTACGCTTAGCCAGCGTAGCAACAATCTCTTCCATTGTCATCTTATTCATACAGTCCCACTCATTAGTTTGTATCACCTTCCACAAGCAAGGTGGCATACTTTTCTCAGAGAAGCTAAACTGGTAAAAGTCACCCAGTCCGTCAAGACACAGAACAAACTGCTTGGCTCGCTGCTTCGCTTCGTACGCTAGATAGTGAAGCTCGATCCACTTGAGCAACTTAAGTTGCGTACCTTCGTAGCGATCGACCTTGTGGTCAGGAACAGCGTTCTCCCAGCCTTCCTCTAGCTTGACTGGTTTGTCATTCAGCTTGGTGCCCTGCTTAGCTGCATACCACTCAAGTACGTCAACCATCTGTGAGTTATTAGACCACTCAAAGATGTCAGGAGCGATGAAAGCTACCTTGCGACCATTGGCGACAAGGTTGCAAGTATGTCCACCAGGGCAGCGACGGACACCGCGAACCTCAAGAATGATGTTCCTCATTTAATAAGATCAGAATACTTAGGTAGTGATTCAAGCTTGATAGCTGGTGACTTAGCTTGACGCCAAGCGACGATTGGCGAGTGGTGCCATGTGCCAAGCCACACTGAAGCGAGCTTAGTTGCTGGCACCTCGTCAATGTAGTCATCATTGACACGTTCCCACTTATAGAAAACGATGTCAACGACAGCGCCAATAGATGCTTGGCCAGCTAAGTCCCAGCATACAAAGTCAATAGCGTTCAACTTTCTGAACGAAAGATTCTTGTACCAGCTATCGGCAGTTACCGTAAGAGCCCGCTCACTAATGAACTTAGTGTGCTGAGCCTCTAAGCGTGGCGCAGAAAAGTAACTTTCATCAGAATGTGGGTCGTAGCCTGCTGGTAGTAAGCAAACCTTGGCAGCCCGGAAAGCCAAGCGTTCCTTGTTACCAAGAAAGCTCTTGACTTCCTGAAGCCGCTCAACAGTTTCCTTGCGCGTGAAGCGAAGTGAGTTACGCCGCATACTCAGTTACACAGTCAGGGCGACCGAGCTTAGTGGCGAAGACGTGAGCAATGGACCTTCCAGCCGATGGACATAAGTCTTCGATCTTGCCTAATCTAAGATCGCTTGACCAGTGAGCTATCGGACCGAGAAAGCCACCGAGCCTCCATGTATCTAGGTGAGTTAGGCCATACCCGTAAGCCTGGTACTCCGCCCAAGTAACTAAGCGGCCTGCTTGACTCAGCTTGTAGAGTGGCATAATCAGACTCGGATGTTGTCAAAGGTCAGGTAAATCTTGCCGTTGTCACCAACGTCAGCATGAATCTCACCATACTTTTTGGCAAGTTTGTCAAGGATGCTGCCTACTTCTTCTGGCCAGTCAGACTCCTCCCAGAAGCCGCAGCCATGACCGTTAGCAGTCATGATGAAGTCACGCTCAGTCTGATAGTCACTATTAGCTGTGCCAGTGTAGAAGTCATCAATAGATGACCAGTCATCACCGATCTTCTCAGTGATCTCCTTCTCAGCCTCCTCAACGAAAGACTGAAAGCGCCTGCTTAGCTCCTGTAGGGAGTCAGCATCAATGTCCTCAGGTGTGTAGTTAGCGTCAAGTGGCTCACCACCTGACTCGTCCGCGTTGTCAGTTTCTGACCAGAGCAGTGTTTCTGCAAGTTGACGAAGTGACGGGTTCATTGCTCGTTGTTAATAGCTTGGGCCATGTAAACAGTACGGCCAGCTACCGTACACATACCGCAGTCAGTCAGATGAATCAGTCCGCGACGTTCAAGTGACTTAGCGATCTTGATGCTTAGCCGGTCGGCTGGAACATAGAAGCGAGCGTCAGGATAGGGAGCACGCTGTATGAAGTTAAGCATCTGCCGCTGCAGATAACCAAGTCCAGCAGTTGGGTTAGTCATGCAGCCGCCTCGTTAGCTTGCGACTTCTGCCACGAAGCAATCTCTTGGATGCGATCGTGAATCTCGTTGATGATGTCGTTAGCAAGCTCCTTGCAGTTAGTGCGCTTCATCACCGAACAAGTGAACCATTCGGGATGACCATAGGCACCACCAGTGAAACTGTTGTCACCAGTCTGGTAGTTCCAGCTAATTGACGCAGCCTCAAAGTCAAAGGTGCAGCCGATAGTTACCTCGATACCAGGAATGTCACCATCACCCGTCTCAATCAGCGTGTCAGTGCCGATGTCTTGCTTGAGCCCGCGAAACAGTGAGTAGAGATCCTTGCGAAGCTGAGGAACATCGCCAAGGATAGTCAGATTGCCTTTCATGGTTGGTTGCGGTAGTAGATCAGGCAGCGTAGTTACCAAGCTCGAACTCCTGAAGCTCGCCGTGCGCGATAGCAACGCAGGCTCCAGTGATTAGCTTGCTGCGATTGTTAATCAGCCACTGAGTCTTGAAGGTATCGCGCTCAGGAAACGCTTTCCAGAACCAGTGCGTAGCAAACTCAACGCAAGCGGCTGACGCAAGCGGAAGGTAGCTGTTGACTGAATGAGCAACAGGCGTAGTTACCTTGTAAATAGACTCAAGCTCACGCCTCAGCGCGTTCCACTGGTTGCCATCGCAGTTCTCAAGGTAGATAATCAGTGAGTTAAGACAGTCAGCATAAAGCTGCTTGTCGTAGTTAGCGAACGCAGTCATGAAGTTAGCGTTTCGTTGGACAGCAGCGCAAGGCTTCGCCCGCGCATGACTCATTATATCATGTAAGAATCCTGCGCGGTGGATAGTATGAAAAATAGTGTCACACGATCTGCTGCTTAGCAGTCGCATGAGTCTCATAGCTGAAAGCCGATGCTCTCAATAGGACCGCCGCAGTGGTCGCAGCGAAGTACGCAGCCAGTGCGATTAACTTGGTCAGTCAGCACACGCCAGTTCTTACTCAGTGCAAAGTTGCTACGCTCCTTGCCACAGCAGTCAGCGCAAATCTTTCTGCGGTCAGCCGTGTAGACGTATCTAAACCTTTGCTTGGTTACGAAAATGAGATCGGTTAATCTCAGGGTTTGGGATGCAGTCGTCATCAATACTGTCCTTGATTCGTTTGTAAAGCTTTCTCATTCGTTTCTGACATTCCTGCCAGGCTTCTTGCTTAGGTGGCTTGTCACCATCCCATAGCATTCCTACATAGTGAGGACCAGCGCGGTAAAGAAACTTGATGCACACAAGAAGCAAGCGCTTTTCAAAGTTGGAGAACTCCATTGTCATCAGGCAGGTGTTCAGTCAAGATGGATTCAATCTGTTTCCAGTCAACAGCTTTCTCAATATTTGCCTTCGCTTCCTTTCTGATGTCCGCCAGCTCAGGCTCATCGAACTCCCTACTTAGGATGCTGCACAGCTCAGCCATGAACATCTCATTGCGCATTGAATCAATGCGATCCTTCACGGTTATCGCCTTCTTCTTATCCGGCGACCGTGAGTATTCTTGGATAGTGAACACCTTATGAATGGCGCTATCAACGTCAAGCAATGCGTTGATTTGCGCATCGTTGAGGCCAACTTGCTTCGCTTGAATGGCGATTTTTGCCCTGGCAACGTTGTTAAGTGAAACGCGCCAAGTTACCTCTCGTTTAATCAGCTTGTAGAACGAGTTGTAGACGGCAATCTTTTTAGCAAGCTGCTTTAGCCTCCACTCAACACGCTCTCGCGACTCACCTTCATGGAGTCCAGTTTGCTGAAGCTCGTCATTCAGCGTTTCGACTGCTTTGAACATTGACTGACGTGCGCAGTAAACCTCATGATACAAAGCACGCAGCTCGTCAACATGAATGGTTGCCAGCTCACTAACCAAGACAGTTCGACCAAGAGCCTCGCTGTTTACCTTGAAGATGTGTGAGTAGTTTTTATCAGGATTCTCAGCCTGTTCTCTCATCGCTGCGGTAAGCGTTGTCATGCAATTAGTTCAGATACGGATTTGTAGAGCTCGTCAAGCGTTCCTTTGTTGTCAATCTGGTGATTCCAGCCAGCAAAAGAAGCAAGGTCAATGTCAGACTGGTGAATGTCCTGCAGGCCAACTCTCCTTTCTTGCCGAACAACCTTGACAAGAAGGAAGCCCTTGCGCATCAGAAGTGCAGCTTCGTTGCGGAAGCGCATGTCATCAACGCAGATAGGCGCACGCGATGAATGACGATCAAACTTCTGCTCAAAAGCGTCAAGCCAGGTTGACTCTTTGATAAGCTTGCGCCCCCATTCTGTACCAAGCGTGCGAGCAAGGTGGCGATAGCTTTTGCCAACGCCAGGAATTGGCTGTTCCTTGGCTTGCCTGCAGTAATAGTCAATCTCTTCCATGGAAAGTCCATGGTGCATCAGGAAAGTCTCAATCATCTCCAGCAATGGAGACGCAAAGCTAAGTATCTCGTAGCCATAGTTAGCCGCAAGATAAGTTGCAATAGTGGACTTACCTTGCTGAGGTGTTGGACTCCAAAGTGCAATGTGCTTGAATGGCTTTTTTGCTTTAGTCATGTCTTGAATGGCGTTTTCAGGAAAGTAGTTTCTCAAAAAGCTTGACAAGCACAACAGCCGGCCATACAGCTCCCATCAATAGTTTCTGATAAACAGGAACAGAGCTTGGAATAGCCCAAGTAAAACAAGCAGCACCAAAAGCAAGAAAGCAGCCCAGTGGGTCGAGCCTGTATTTGAATGGCATTTCCGTTAAAAAAGCGCCTTGAATGGGGTTTTCTGTCAGAGCTTCCTTGATCCTTTGCCTAATGTCCTGCCAAGCGTCAAAGGCGGCATTGTCTCTGTCGTAAAAACTTAAATGAGAGAAGTTGTACTTACCTTGGCCTTCATTGTATGCAAGGACTTCTGCGCAAAGTTCGCGAAACATGCTGCTCATCTTATTGATCTCCGGTTGCGTGATAGCCCTGTGGAGTCAGCGCAGCAAACTCTTCATCGCTGAGGCGATTGCTATCAGCAATCTCCAGTGAAGGAAGATGGCCTGGATAGCTCAGCAGCGGCTCCACGTACTCGGGATCCAGCGTCGTGAAGGGGCTGGAATAGCCTCCCAGCAGGTCAACGGACTCAAGCTCCCGGTAGTAGCGCAACCGGGCTTCCCGCGCCTTCTGGGCCAGGGGGAGAGCGTTTTGCTGCCGCTCCAGCAGTGACTCAGGCAGGCCTTGATCCCGAATGTAAATCCTGAGGCCCATGAGCATCCAGTGGCGATCTGCAATACCCCGTTTCACAAGTTCATAAAACATGCGGGAAGTTGTCGGGAAGCCATCGTCCGGGAAAGCGGCTACAGAAACAAGTTCACCCGCTTTCGGCAAAAACTCTTCCTCAACCTGTTTGTCAAGGATCAATGCTTGAGCGCCATACAAGTGAGCCCTTGCGGTAGTGCAGTTACGGATCTGAACAGAAAGCTTGTAGTCCATTGATTAGTGAGTGGTGTTTGCAGTTGCTCGGCGGATCATTAGAACAGATCCTCCGCCAGATTCAATTGATTCAGCAATCCCGATCTTTGCCAGCCATTGCATAGCAATTAGCAGATCATGCTCTTGCTCCCATTCAACGCCGGCAAGCTTAATGGCAAAGCCAAAGCTAAGAAGTGCCTCGGTTGGACGCTTCCATTGCAGCGGAAGTGCAAGGCTTAATTTCGCCTTGTTGGCATTAAGCCATTCATCTGAACCAAGCGTTGGCTTGAGTCTTGCCGCTGAGGCGAGAATCTTGCCCCTGTTGTCTGACATAATTTATTAAACTGGGTTGGGTCAATACGGCGCCAGTGATAGCCAGCGCATGTACCGTTGATCCGCATGGCAGAATGAATGCCCTGTGGCGTGACATAAAGCGCCTTGGCCGCAGCCCTGACGCTTGGGAAGATTCTACCAGATTCAATCGCCTGTACTGCCGTCCCAGAGCCCTTTCGCCTCGGGAAACGCGCTGCAATGGAATCCGCCAGGTCGGCATCCTCCAGTAACAGGAACAATCTGTCACGTTCGATGCCGCCGAACAGCTCTGGCTGCTCTTTGGCCAACTTAACAAGATCGGAACGCCTAAAAAACCTTGGGTCGCAATGCTTTCCAGAATGGATAGTTGGAACGTAGCTACGTTCAGCCCATCTCTGGGGAATGTCGATTGCAACGTCGAGTATTTCGGCGATCTTTCCTGAAGTAAGAAAGCATCCTTCAGCTTGCCTGGAGATTTTGTTTCTTGAACAAGCATTGAGCACGGCGGACTTTGTTCTTACCGGAAAACCAGCTCTCTTGGCCCAGCGATTGTAAGTTTCAATCACCTTTGGCGTGTAAGTAGAGCCTGCGATTGCCTCAAGTGAGGCGAGTTCTTCTGGCGTCCAAGGAATTCCGTTCAAGGCACCATCCAAGCTTGACGAGAAATACCAGGGTGAATAAGCTCACGCCTATCAGCAAGTCGCCTCATGGCACGACTAAGGCGATGGCGCCAGATTTGTCTTCCTGCTGCGTTGATAGGTTTAAGATCAGCCGGAGAAAGCTGAACTCCACCTTCTTCAACCCAAGAAAACACATCTTTTGACCTAAAAATCTCACCGCTTGGGTGGTTTTTGATCCAATGCTCACGAATTAAAGCGCTCCAAGCACTAACATCCAGCGCATCGCTCAACGTTCTTGCTCCTCCTGTTGTTTTTCGTGGCCAATCTCTTGAAGCAGGTAAAGCCCAAAACCAACATGGCTGGCAATAGCGTGCTTTCCAGGGGGCGAATTTGGAAAACTCTGCTTCCACCAATCGCGAAACTTTGATTCAAGTTGAGATTCGTTCATTGCTGAGTTGAAGTTTGTTCAAAGTTAGAGCAGTAGGAAGCGAATGTCAAGCCCTCCTCAATGGGGTCAACATGGCCAAGTCCACATGGATCTTTTTCGACAGTGGTGTAATGAATACACTTCCTACAAGTTTTTCTACCAGGCTTTGTCTTGTCCTTGAACCTCGGAATCTCTGGATGAACATTAGGATGCAGCTCACCTCTGCGAATTTTGCCGACAGTTGACAGTGAACAACCATGGCGAGCCGACAAGACAGTCTGAGGGGCTTTTGTTGTCAGGATGTCAAAAATTATGTCATCAGAAAGCCTGACGGCTGGTACGGACGTAGGAGGTTTTTCACCGTTCCAGATAGTCCACCGATGCCCACAATCCTTGCAGCAAAAGCGGCGGCGAATGTCACCACCTTTCTTTCGACGCATGTCAGCGACATACGCTCTGCCACTACATTTTTCGCATGGGGTCATGTTACAACTGGCTAAACATTAAGTTGCATCAAGCCGTGTCAGGGGGTGGGGAACGGCAGGGCGTGGGCGGGGAGCCAGTGTGACCACTCCATCCACTTGAGAGGCGGACGCGGAAGCAGATCCCATCGCTCTGCGCCGGCATGAAACCACCAGCACTCGCCCTCGTCGCTGCACTCTGCGTCGTACGGCAGCCGCTCGCTCACCGGGATGGGGGTGATGGCGGGGCGGCCCCAGCGGGCGAGGGCGTCCGCAGCGGCGTGGAATATCCTCGGCGCGTGCCATTCGGGCTTGTGGATGATCGTGTCCGGCCCTGGATAGTTGCGGCAGAAATACGCGGTGAAGCTGGCCAGGGCTTCATCCGTCAGCCCCACCGGCTCCGGCTGGGGCGGCACCAGGATGCTGCGGCCTTCATGCTGAACGACCTGCATCATCGTCGTCTGGTCGCAGGGGATCGGCGTGAACTCCACCGGCTCCGGCTGGGCCAGGCGCTCCAACAGGTCTGCAACGCGGCTGTACCGGCACTGTTCCTCTGGGTTGTGCTCACCAGCCAGCTCGCGCATGGAGCGCAGCCACTCCACCAGCTCTGCCACCTCTCCCTCGGCGGCCGGGCCCGGCTGGGCTAGGGAATTGTTCGTGTTAAATGGTTGGTTGTTAGACATGAGCGATAAGAGATGGGTGGGCAAATTGGTCTTGAAGTTCAAGGGCAGCTTTTGCGTAGGCCGCTGCAGCTTCTTCTGGTGTAGCAAAAGTCCCCAAAAGCCTATTGCGTCCATTGCGATCTTGGATCTGCGCACGCCACTTGCCATAGTGGGGTGAAACACCTTTCAATCCGCACTTGTTAGTGACAAGGACAGGGCGGTTGTACTGATTCTGAGTCCTGGTAGCCAATCGCAAGTTTTTTATCCTGTCGTCATTCTTGATTCCGTTAATGTGGTCTACTTCCATTTCTCCGGGCTCGCCATTGAAGAAACACCAGACAATGCGATGCCTCTTGTAACTGGCCCCGTTGACCCTGATTCCGTGGTAGCCGTTTTGCTGTAGCCAGCCGGCGGGCTTGTTCAGGTCGATTTGGCTGTTATGGCGACGTTTCCAAAACAATGCACCATCGGAAGCAGTGGGCCATAGGGCTTGTCGTCGCTGAGATCGTCAGCATTGACTGTCTCAATGTCTTTCCACTCTCCGCCGCGCTGGCTCCATCCCTGCGTCCAGGTGAAATACCCCTGGAGCTTGAGATGGGTCGCACCCTCCTCGGTGCGATAGCGGACGAGTCGGTAGACATCGGGCACTCTCTTGTCGGTTCGCGCAGCAGTGATCTGAAGCTCCGTGGTGACTTGCTGGTTGTCCATGTTCTTAGTCCTCCTGTCCTGTAGTGGTTTGCGGCCCGCCCTTCAGTTCGGCGGCGATGGCGAAAAGTTGGCTGCGGATCCAGCGGTCAGATTTAAGCATCAGATTCAGCGGAGAACACGCATTGGAAAACGTGCACATCGCCGTCGTTCCACCAGGCTTCACCAAAGCGGTTGTGGTGGTCAGGGAGCTTGTGCGGGAATGGTGCATCCACTTTGTAGATGACAGTGCGGCCAACCTTTATCGCCCAGGCCATTGCAGCCGAAAGCGTGTTGAAACCCCTTACTGGTGCTTTGATGTAGCCGGTTGCGCGATAAAGCCGCGCTTTTTTGGGTGTAGTGGCGTGATACAAGATCATTGCTTGCCCTCCAGTTCGGCGGCGATATGGTCCAGAAAATCCGATGATGCTTCAATGCCTTCCATGTACTTCGGATGGCAGATGTCGCCAATTAGGCTCGTGATTCGATATGAAGCAGCGCGGAGGGCGGCGGCGGCGATTTCATCGGCTGGCGCTGGACTGATCTCCGTGATGGCATCCAGCACCGCTTGCGCAGCGGGGGAGAGGCTCACGGCTCCACCTCTGCTGGTTTCTTCATGCCCTTGATGTTTTCGTAGCGGCTATTTGTCAGCTCCAGTTGGCGACGGGCGGCCTTGACTGCATCTTCCTCTCTCTGCAACAGAAATGCGTGTGCTTCCTCCCATGTGTCGTGATAGGCGTGCGTTTGAGAGAGTTTGTTTTCGCGCTCCGGTTGTGGCAGGTGGCGACCATCCTTTTGCCAGAGATCAGTGAGCAGCCAGACAGAACACTTGGTTTCCTTGGCGCACTCAACACGCCGGATCCTGTCTCTCCAATCGGTGCGCCACTTGATGATGGATTGCGTCACGGTTCCACCCCCAGCCGCTCAGCGGCCTCCCAGCGGTGGCCCACCAGGGCCTGGGCGGCGGCGACTTCCCGCCAGTAGCGGCGGCGGGCGGCGGCGGCACAACGCCACGCCAACTTGTAAGCATCCCAAGCCGGCAGCCATACCGCTTGAAACTCCTTAGTGGCACCTTCAATGCCACCAGGATGCGCAAATGCGTCTGTAAGGTCTGGCGGCTCGGGGATCAAGGCTCTGGCCTCTCGGACCAGTCGCCCCAACTCCGCCGCCTCAGCCCCAGCCAGATGCGCCCTGGCGGTGATGCTGCGGCAGAGGGCTAGACGGAGATCGTGGTTCATCGAAACATCCTCCAGGTGATAGCGGTAAAGCAGCCGATCATCGTCAGCGGGACGATCAGGTCCAGTGCCTGAGACGCGATCTGTGGCCAGGTGGCGTCAGTCATCGCTGTTGCTCCAGCGTTGAACATTCGTTTTGCGCATTCATTAGGTTCTCGTGTGATACAGACTCTGACGGGCATCCGCCAGATGGATCCACAATAGCACCAGTAGGGCTGATCTGCAAAGGAGCGGCCCACAGCTCAAATGCACGCTGCACCAGTGGCACGATCTGCCACGGGACGCCATCGGGGAAGAATTCGTCGGCGAGCTGCAGGATCTGGCGCTGGGTCGGCTGTGGGCTGATGGCTGGCTTGGCGGCAAACAATGCAATACCGGCGCGAAGAAACTTACCTGGGCTCACAGGTTCATAACCAATGACGACATCAGTGCCGTCTGGCTGTGTGTGGTGAATTTCTTGGCGAATTGAATTGAAGAGTTCCTGAGCCTGCTCATCGGTTGGGTAAATAGTCATTGCGAAATCCACCCGATCAAGCTTTCGCCCAGTCAATGCAAATCGCCGGATGAAGTGTGCCATCAACAATAGCTTCGGCAACGTGCGAGCGATCCTTATGTGCCATCGCCTTGACCAGGGACTGGATCAGGCTTTCGCGCATCAGCTCGGCCTCAATCTGCACCTCATTCACCGGCTCGGCCTCTACGCGGGCCTCCAGCTCCATCGCACGCTGCTCTGCCTCCTGGGCTCGCCGCTCAGCTTCCTCAGCCCGCTGCTCAGCCTCTGCGGCAACCTCCTGACGGATCCGCTCGATCCGCTCAGCCTCCTCCTTTGCAGCCTTCTCAGCACGGAGAACTTCAAGCTCGGCCTGCTCAGCTTCCCTGATACGAAGTTCGTCCAAGAGCTGCTTAAGCTTCTCCTCGGCCTCGGCTTGGCGATTAACGCCAGCCTTACTGAACTCTTCAAGACTCTCAACATCAATAGCCGCAAGTTCAAGCAAACGCTCCTGGGCTTCAGCTAATGTCGTCACTCCTTCCGTAAGTTGAGCGATCCTATCAAGGACGGCTCGGTGCGCAGCAATACGCGCCTCCTCCCTGGCTTCAATCGCCTTGATCTCCCTGTCGTGCGGCTCAATCAACCTGAGAACAGATGCCTCAAGCTCTTTGGCAGCAGCGTCAACGGCTCTGCCACGCTGAAGGTGAACATCTTTTGCGGCCTTGCGAGCACGCTCAATAGATGCTTTGATCTTGCGAAGCTCTGCAACCCATGAACGAGCCTGCCTGTTACCTTGCTTTGACTCGTAGTCAAACTGCTTGGTCAGCGACTGTTCAGCTGCAATCGCAATGTCATGCTGAAGTGCCTCAAACCTACTGATTGCTTGAATTTCTTCTTCAAAAACAATTGAAGTGACTTCCTGTGCTTGGGTTGATGTCATTGGTTTTGCTGAGTGGTTAAATTAAGGTGTTCGCCAAGAACCTTGATGTGCATTCGTATGACATAATTTTTAAGGGTTTTTTCGTCATTAGTCAGATCAAGTCCCCACTTTTCTTTAGCCCTGATAATGTCAACTACATCGTCTACAAAATCTGCAGGAGTCTGCAAAAACTCCTCGTAAGTCAAACAGCGGTTTGCCATTTTCTAGACAACCACTTGAGGAAGAATCTTACTGGTTTCATCACTGGTGAAAACGGATTCGGGATCTACTGGTGTGAACTCGCGCAAAAAGCTGCCGATTGAGCTTCTAAAAGTTTTTCCCTCTGGAGTTCTTCCAATAACTCGATAGCCACCGTAAACAACAACAAACAGGCCCCGGTCCTCGTGTCTAATTTGTCGCCAAACCGAACCAGTCTTGACCCTTGGTGAGGGAGGCTCCTTCGGCTTTTCTTTGACAACTTCTGCAATTGCCCGTTCAGCCCGAATCCTGTCCCCAAGCCCCTGCCAACCTTCTTTGTTTAAGAGTGCGCAACAAGCTTCGCGCTCAACACGCATTTCATGTTGCTGGAGCAGCGCCAAACCCTCAAAAGCATAGTCCTCGGCTTGCTTATAGGTTAGCGTGCCATCGTCTTCTTGATAGCGATATGTATGATCGCCCATTCTGATACGAATGGCATAAAGCGCCTCAATAGCAGCGTGTTCGGCGGCAAGACGAGCAAGCTCGTAAGCAGCCGCCTCGGGCTTATCTTCAGTGCCAAACAGCTGCTGGCACCATTCATCAACAAGCTCAAACAGTTCTTCGCGCAGAAAAGCAGGTGGCCCCTGCTCAGGAAATGAAGAAGTTGAGGTAGTCATTGAAGCTCCAGACAAAAGCGAAGTTTCCTGGGATTTCCCAGCTTGATCGGTCGTGGAGTGTTCCATCGGCATTAAATTGTTCAATCATGTAGCGGCCTTGGTTATGCCAGTAGAGGCGGCCAATGTGACCACCTTCGGCACCTATCTCAATGAAAGCTTGGTCTTCTGGCTCATGTAATTTGCTGCAGTCTTCAAGGCTTAGGTATTCAAGCGGATCTTTCCACATCACTTAACGCGCTCTTGTTTTGATTCCAGCCAAAGAAGTACGGCTTCATTGGTGAAAACCGTTGTAATCATCAAGCCGGAAAAAAGCGTAAGAGCAGCCATCAACACGATTCCGCTTGTTCGCTGACTACTTTGCTGCCGCTCCTTAGCAGCAAGATACTGCCAGAGAACCTCACGCTGATGCTGGTGGCCTTTATCCCAGCTATCATGTCGGCCAAGATGATGATCCTTCTTAATGTTTACCGGATGGCGTGAATTCAGAAAACCCAGTGATGTTGGCATTTTGGTGTCTTGACTTAAAGGATTCAATTGATCGCTCAACTGTCCAGTCTGAAGGGGATACCCATTCAATCTCTTCCTTGATTGCGTGTCCATGCTCAGCAGTTGTGTAGTAGATTGTTAGGATTGGCATAAAATTACCATGATCGCTGACTGCGAAGAGATGGATTTCGCTCCTCAACAGTCAGAGACGGATGCTCATCAAAATCCGCTGGATCAGGATCCAGGTCATCGTCATAGCATTTCGGTGGATCATCAACCTCATCGAAACCCATGGCACACCATTCGTCCTCAGAAATCAGATGCCTTGGTGACATTGTTGTGATAGATCAGGGTTGTGGTAGTGGTGGAAGCGGCTCCCATAAAAACTGAAGGTCGCTTTTTACTTTGAGCGAGAATGCAGCTCCGTCATCAGAAACAGCAAGAACTAGCCCGTTAGCTGTAATGAGCTGGGCTATCTTGCGAGTTGGTCGCTTTTTGGCTTCTTTGATAGGCATTGCTTCGTGAATACGTATCCAAGGCTGATATGGAAGTACGCAATCCCATTTGACAACGCGAAAGCCGGGATCTTCACCGTCCGCCTGAACAAGAACATCTCCGTCGTCATCACCGTCTTCAACTGTCGGAGGTGGATAGGTGATCCATGGGCCTGCCATCAGCCCCCCTCCTGATAGGTGTCCTCGGGGGCGGCGATAAACGGCGCCCTGAGGTCGCTGGCGGGCATCCAGCAGGTCACGCCATGGAAGGGCTCCTCCTGCAGGTGCCAGGCGGCGTTGTAGGGCTCTCCGGTGTACTCGTCGGCCCGATGCGGCACGCCCCACCAGACGCGGCCAGAGCCGTCCCGATCCTTGGGCTCTGGCATGGCATCGACAATCTCCGTGATGCGACGGCAATCGGTCCAGGTGTAAGGAACCTGGCCTTCGCCACCGTACTTGCCAACAATTTCAGGGAATGCGTCGCAGAGACGGCTGAAGTTGACGGGATCTGCAGCAATCATCGCGGCTGCCAGCTTGCTGACAAAGTTGCCGCCAGTCTGCATGTTCTCAACAAGCGGAAACTTGTTGACTGTGATCTGGTTCATTGGAGTAGGTTGGTTGGGCTGCCTGCTTGCAGCTATTGAATCTTACAGGTTCTAGGACGAGCCGTCAAGCACCATCCGAGAACATCTTGACTTTACCATAAGTTGCCATTTCAGCAAGCTCACGGTAGGTGATCGGGATGACCTCTCCATTCCTGGTATCGGTTTTGACAATCAGGTAGCAGTGTTTGTCGCGACCAGCATTAAACAGCTGCTGGAAGCTGGCATTGCACTGAAACCTGTATGCCTCGCCATACCAGCGGCTAAAGAGCATCTGGATCGGAGCAATTCTTGCATTTGGCCCCGATAACCATTTGTGGCGATCAGAAACCTTGCAATAAGCTGGTGTCAGATAGCTTCCCATCTGACCAACAATCCAGTAGCAATAGCAGCCGGCTGGAATGTTTTTCAGCTTTTCTTTGTCATGGATGGCAACATCCGTCCAGTTGTGCTGGATGATGGATTCCGCCTCCAGCATCATTTTTTCATGGAGCGTGCGCGGGCGAACCTGCTGACGCTCGACTTCGTGGTACGAGTAGATGGAGCTGAGATCGACTGGTTGCATGGCCTCCGATGACAACTCATAAATGGTAGCACCTCCAAGGCCTTGCACGCGAGCACTGGACCAGCCGTTGCAAATTTTAATCTCTACAGCTCTGGGACGACCGGCAGATCAAGGTTTGGGTAGAAGCGCTTATCCGAAAGCCTTCTCCAGTTATTGAGCACATTACCTATCGGCTCAAACGGCTCAGTCAGTATGTAACCCATCCCAGAATACGGACTCAGCCAGTCAGCTACCAAGTTGTTGACGTAGACCCTTGGATACTCATGTTTGGTACCAATCCAGATGCAGCCATGGTCAACCGGCCTACAACCTTCAATAAAACGAACAAATGGATAAAACGCTCCCTCGTGAGCAAACTTAGGCGTCTTAAACTTGCCGCCCCAGCCAAGCTCAGCAACTTTCTTGAAGTGCTCAGAAAAGTATTCGCCGTAAACAAATTTCAGCTTACACAGTTTCTCAATTTCGCTATTTGACTGATAGCAGTCCTTGAGTTTGATTCTCAGGCTGCGATCCGGGCAGAGCGACTTTTTGCAAAGTGCAATTCTGTTGTCGGTCTGGGTTGACGTGAATAGCGGCCATCCAGTTGGCGAGTATCGCTGGTGATACTGGACAGCTCTTGCCATGGCCTTGGTTTCTGGAATGGATTGGCAGCAATATACTCCTCCTGTTCACGCTGACCTGGCTTCAGGAAAATCAGTCGAAGCAAGAAGTGGTTTAGCTCCCTTGTGTACTGCTGTGGATCAAGCAATTCAAGCCATTCAAGGACTTCACGACTTTTGTTCGCGCAATCAACCCAGTATTTCCTGACAGAAGCAGCCTCTTCCTGGGATATTGTTCTTGCAATCATGCCAGAAAACGGACAGATAAACTCATTAACGTTTGGGGCGCCGTAGCCACGAACCGAATAATACTGATACCACTTCCATCTTGCGCGCCTTGAAGCTTTCTCAATCTGCACTGTCAAAAGCATCTTAACGTTGTAGATAGCTCGATACTTCCAGAGCGCCGTGCCATGCCTAGCTCGTTTGCCGACCGGCACCGGAGGCCTGTTGTCTTCAGGGACAAGCAGGATGCGATACGGAAACCTCTCTCGGCCCTTGACCGTTCTTGGCACGCTTCAACTGTCAACTTAATGGTAAGATAGCGCCATGGAACGCGCTTCTTACCGCTTCGTGGTTTTCAGGGGAGACAGCTTCCCTGCAGCTGGCCGCCTTGACGACTGGAGCGGTGGCAATGCGTCAGCACTTCGCCATCTGGAAGCGCTGTATCCAGACTGGACTCAAATCACCCTGCAAAAAGTAAAAGATGCTCAAGCTTGCGGACTCAGAGAAGAAAGAGATCTCTGCAGCGTTTGAAGAGGCAGAGAAGGCGGTCATCGCTGCTGGCGAAGCGATGGAAAAACTAATGCAAACACTTGAGCAAAAAGCTGCATGTGTCAGCATGAAAAAAGTTGACCACCTCAGGAACATCTCGGTTCCAGTCGGGGCCAACTGTTTCAAACTGCAGTGCCAGCGCTACAAAATTCAGGAAATGATGAAGCTCAGTCGAGTCTTTGAGTAATTAAACGAGATCTGATAGGTCAGGGGGCTGATAGTTCGGCCCCTTCAACACCTTGCCGTCTTCTCGATACACAGGCTTGCCATTTTCGTCAAGCTTGCTCATGTTTGACTTGAAAACCCGGCACATTGCAGCTTCTAGGTCAACACCAAGAAACGCAGCCATTTGCTCGCAGACAAAGGCAAGGTCAGATAACTCCTTAATAACCTGCTCCTTAAACGCATAAAGAGCTTCTTCGTCGGTGCTGCTGTTGCTGGCAGAGACCCAGGCGTCCAAGGCTTCCTTAAACTCATTTCCCTCTTCTTCAATCAGACTGAGCTGCATTGTGAGATCAGGCAGCATTGCGTCAGGCACTTTTGCGGTGCCCGGTGCAATCACTACCTGGTTGAAGACACGGCGAAACTCAACAGCTTGCTCGGTGCGGTTCATTGCGGGGCTTGAGCTGGGTTCTTGATGCTGGAGGTGATAGTACGCCAGCTGTTACCGAAACTGTCGCCAAAACGTGCGCGAGTTCGCCACCAAAGACGAACAAAGTTGCGACGTTCGCTGCGTGGCATCTTGTTCCAGTTAGCCGCAAGATAAGCAGCTTCGGCGCGTTGCAGATCTGTACGCGTTGATTGGGTCATCAGTAGATAAAAAGATGGCCCCGGTTTCCCGAGGCCGTTTGCCATTTAGGCGATCAGATCACAGATCCAGATCGGCTTCTTCTTCGTCACCTTCAGCATCGAAGTCAACTTCGGCCTGCTCGGCGACTTCCTTGACGCCAGCGGTGATGATGATCTGGCCGGGGGCAGCCTCGATCTTCACGTAGCTGTCAACGTCTTCACCAAACGGGAAGCCAGCGATGGAGGTATGGCGACCGCCAACAACAATGTTGCCGGTTTTGCCGATCTTCACAACCGGGCTGCGGTTGGTGCGGCGATGCGAACGCACAGGAGCCGCAAGCTTCACGCCAGACAGAGCTTCAAGCGAAGCAGTCAGGAAAGCGTTGGAATCGGCGGCGGTAACACGAACTTCGACAGCGCCGGTAGCGTTATCGGTGATCTCGGTGTAGAAACCGCAGGCCTTGGCCACCGCATCAAGCGGCTGGCCTTCCATGGCGGTCATGGTTGCCTTGATCTGATCCAGGGGCAGCGGAGTGCCTTTGGTGCGAGTCGTGGCGGCAGTCTTCTCGGCGGGAGCTTCAGACATTTGTTCGGGACTGGGACTATCAGTGATGGGGATTTCAGCCGTTTCGACTTCGGCTGCTTTTCGGCTGGGCAACGTCGGTTCCTTTGGACGACCCAGAAATCCTACCATGACAGATCACGGTTCTGCAAGGTGCCGGCCTCACTTTTTTTGAGGAGGCGCCCACGGCAGCAGGTACAGGAACACCTGCTGGTTGTCTGTTGGCGCCGGCTGCCACCAGATCAGGGCGCCTGGAACGCGTGCGCACCGATCATCCACCAAAACCCCAGCCTTAACAGCTGCATCAAGCACAGCCCCTGACAGGTTGTCAACATCGCTCCGGCCATGGCCATGCAACTCGATCCCCACCAGAGCGTGTTCCAAGGGCGGACGGCCTTGCCATTGCTCGCGGAGTGAGGCCTGGGAGGCCGCCAGCCAGGCCCTGTACTTACCAGATGTGTATGACCGGCCCATGCCCTGACGAGGCCGCTCCTTAGGCTGCAACGGGCCTGCCAGGCGCAGGGTGAGCCACTCATGCCCACTCGGGCTCGGCTGCATAAACGTCAGCAGCAGCGGATGAATCCCTTGCCCCGGCTGCACGCGCATCAGCGCATTGCTCCAACAGTTTCAATGCAAGGATCCTAGACTTACCTGGGCCAAAGCGCTCGAATAGCAGTCTACCAACTTCCTCAACTTGAAGAGTCGTTGGATTCCTGAATACACTGATTGGCTTAAGTGCCTGCTTTTTCTCACCGTATCCATGTGCGTAATAACATTCCTGTACGTCCTTGTACTTTCTTCCTGGTCCTATGTCAGCCAGTGAATCTGGCTGCATCTGATACAAAAACTTTACCGTTCTGTAGTCAATAATCTTGTTAAATTTCTTCTTTTTTCTGTTTCTTGCAATCTCCCTGATTAACCTTCTGTACTCAAAGAATGACTCGGGGAAGCAAAAAGTGTGATCTTCTTTTCTTAACCAATCAACGAACTTGTAAGCATATTTGTTTTTGGACTTTTCCTTAAGCGCTGACTTGGTAACTGCGACAATAAACTCACCAAGATCCCTGATGCCAAGTCCGTAATAAACGCTATGAACAAAATCTTTGATACCTTTCAGCTTAACTTCTTTTCCACGCATAGTTGTATAACCATGGTGAACATTGGCTTCAACGATTTTTAGCATCGTCATGAAAAAAGGCTCCGAATCTTGCCCCGCCATGACGGTTGCAAGATGGAGCCTCGCATCCTCTACAAGCATTGCCTCGTAGAAGGGATCGCCTTTGTTAAGCATTGACTATTTTCAGAAAGCTTAACGGTTTAGGTGTATCAGAACGGAACTTCGTCTTCTTCGGGATCTGGCTGACTGCGCTTAGCAGACATTGGAGAACCACCTGGCTTATCACCGCCAAGCAACGTGAAGTTCATGCAACGAAGCGTAGGGGTGACATTTTTTTTGCCATCCTTCTCCCACTCGTCAATCGCAAGCTCGCCGCTAACGATAATTTGCGTGCCTTTCTTCACGTAGTCACTGACGACCTGGGCTTGCTTGCCCCAAACTTCAACACGCACCCACATGGGAGCGGGCTTGGGATCACCCTTTTTGCCGTACTTATCAACGGCAATATTGAACTTGGCAACAGAGTTGCCGCCATTGAGAGCTTTCAGCTCAGCATCGCTACCAGCGCGACCGCTGAACGTACAGGAGTTAAATGAGGCCATTGGCTGGGGGCAGTAGGTCAAAGTGACAGTTCATCATCGCCCGAAGGCGAGCCGTTGTCAATACCTTCGTCAAGGTTGTAGCCCTTGGGAAGCTCGGGCTTGAAGGCTGGCGAGAAGCCAAGCTTTGGCGGAAGCGTGAAAAATGCGTCCCGCAAGTAGATGTGACAGCACTTCACGCCATCTTTTCTGACCCTTGGCATGATGCGACTTATAGAGCCAGTCATTGTCATGTAGTCATTAGCGCGAACGTAGTCAAGGAGAAGAGTGATTTTTCTTCCGTAAAAGCGGCCTTGCGCATAATGCACCTCTCGGCCGCCAAGATTTATTTTCAGAATAAGATCCGAGTAACGACCATACTCGCCATTCTTTTCCTCAGGATTTTCAACGACGTATCCATCAAAGTTAGCGGAAATTGGCACTGTCAGACAGCCTCAATTTTTTTACGAGGAAAGGGTGAGTTTTCTAGCTCCTGATAAATCTTAAAGCGCTCGATAAACTCATTAGCATATTCCCTAATCTTTTCGATTGGCTCAACGAAAAGGGTAGGCTCGCACCAGTCATAGCAAGCGCAAATAACCATCTGCTCAATCGGCGGGTACTCACCAGTTTCTTTTGCGTAAATGTTATGCGCAAGTGTGTACGCACTCATCTGTACGAAACCTTCATGAAACCTGCTGCGAGGCTTACGCTTCTTCTGAACGCCCTCCTCAAGGTGTGATCTTGAGCTTTTCCAGTCCCATACCGTGTATTTCTGATTCCACCACAGCCTGATGTCAGGCTTGCCGGCAAAACCGTAGGGACAGTAAAGCGGCTCCTCAATAATCATATTTCCATTTGCCAAGCCAGGCCACGCATCGCAAGCGCCAGCATTGGAATCACGCATATCCCGTAGCAATGGCTCCAGGTAGTGCATGTATGCAGCAATGTTGTGATGCGTCAGTTCCTCAACTGTTGGCGCATCTTCTACATGCTTTTGGCGGCCTCCAGTAAGGAAGCCCTCTGCCATGTAATGAACAATGGTGCCACGACGCTGGGCCTTTTCAAGAATTTCCTGATAATTTGGCTCGCGCTCCTGCCAAATACCAAGACCCTTGGCTTTGGCTGGATGGAAGATAGGCATTGTCTTGCCAAGGATTGTTGAAATCCTTGCGTATTCCAGCCCATCCTTTTCGTAAAACTCATGATTAGACATTCAGTGCCTCCTGAGCAGCAGACTGTAGATCGGCAATGGAAGGGGCCTGCACCTCTTCCGTTACGCGCACAACCTGATCGCCTTTGCTGTTCTGGCCGGCATTCAGCTTGACGGCATATTCAGCTGTCAGATTCTGAAGCAGCTTGCCACGGATACTTTCCTTGACCTCCTCCCATTTGCCAACACCAAGAATTACCTTCAGAGCTGCAATGCCAGTCCTGTTGATACCAACGGACTCCATTTTTTCGGTAAGCCTTGAAATAAACTCAGCATTGATGCGATCCATGTCAGATACCTGCATCTGACTCGGGGGCGCATCTTCAACGGCTCGCTGATCCTTGTCGTACAGCGCAAGGCCAAACGGGTTGCCAAAGGTCATGGCAGCCCTCTTCATTGCATCAGTTGCCGCTTCCTTGATTGCGGATTCGTGAGCAAGGCCGAGATCAACGTCAATGCCGTGACCAGCGCCAACACCTTCACGGCAAACGCCGCCAACATTGAGCTTGATACGAGCAATGTAAGAAACGCCCCAACCGTCTTTTTGCTGACGACCAATCTTCCTTTCGGCTTCATTGACGCATTTGATTTCGATAATGTCCTGATTCCATCCATCAAAACCAAAGATGCGGTTCATCTCACGGATGACCCACCATCCTTCAACATAAGAGAGCTTCCTGCCACTCTGCTCACGTTGCTTGACGACCTGAGCTGATAGCGAGCCCTTCAGTTCATCGTTTTGATGATCGGAGAAAATTCCAGGTTTCATCGGCGGGGGTGGTTGGGGCTGTGTTTGACACGGATTCTATCATGCCAGAAGCCATGCAAGCAACCCTTGAGCACCACCGCATCCACGCAACTCAACCGGATCTTGCGGACCACGGCCAATCTGCTGTTTGAAAAGGGTGAAGATGCTGCAAACGTCATCAACTTGCTACAGGGTTTTGTTGCTCCATCTATGGTAAGAAAGTGGCACCAACGCTACCAAGAGCTGCACGGACTGGCCGGCGCTGATACCAGTAAGCGCGACATTCGCAGATTACCGATGCCACCCATCGCGTTTCAGACTGTTGAGCTGAAGACAATGGAGCGGCTACTTGAACAACCACCGGCCGAGGATGACGCGGTAGAGCCTGACTGGTGATCGCAGCTAGGGTTCCTTGGCCAGGGGTGAGATGGCGCAAGCCGATCGACGCCCGTATTCACAAGGAACTGCTGTGGAGAAAACTGTCAAAATTCCCGAGCAAGTGTGCGCAGTTCTTAATGACATCGCAAAAATCAGGCGCACCATTCTTGAGAATGCTCCACAGTGTCTCCCGCTCTTGGCTCCGATCATCGTTGACGCAGAGGATCACCTGCATTCACTGTACCCTGGCTGACTTACGCCTGGCCTGAGTCCTGGCCTTATTCTTGGTACTGTTTTTTTGTTTCAGGATCTCCTGCATCTGGGCCTTGATCCTGTCGATCTCGGCCTGATTCTTCTTGTCGCGCACAGCCTGCAGCGCCTCTTGATAGCCTGGGGCTTCAAGGTCTGGTCGCTCCGCAAAGATCGCAGACCAATCCGGTGCAGAAGACTTTCTAAGTTCAGCCATCAATCCTCCTGAGTGTTTCATCAAAAACAATAGAGCTTTGTAGATCTATGGCACAACGAAGTGTGCCGCAAACGCCATGACGGTTCTTTGCGACACTAATTGCAAGCTCATAGGGATCCTTTGATTCATCGTAATAAGCCGGTCTTAGCATGAACATAACAATATCGGCGTCTTCTTCAATGCGGCCGGAAGCACGCAAGTCAGAGAGTGTCGGCATCTTATCTGTTCTACTTTCAACACCGCGATTGACCTGACTTAACAGGAAAATGTCAATGCCAGCTCTAACGGCAAGTTGCTTAAGCGCTCTTGTGACATGACCAATGTTTGACGCTTCTGTATTATTGGCGTCACCAGAGCATCCTTCAATTAGCTGAAGATAGTCAATAAATACTGCAGATAGCTTGGGCCTTGTTTTAGATAACAAAACGACTTTTGAGGAAATGCCGCCAATGCTCTCGGATGAAGCATCATAAATATGGAATCTATTAACAAAAGGAGAATTACGATAGCTCTCAAGCCTCTCGCGTTGATCAGTTGTGTAGCTGCGTTGCCTCAAGTTGTGCGAACGAATTGGATTTGTCAGATTCTTGGACATGCTTAAGTTCAAATAGTCATAGCAAGAAATTGCTTTGTACTGAACTTGTCTTTTAGACATTTCAAGACTAAAGAAAGCAACATCTCCGTGTGAATCAGCCAGCTGCGTGGCAAGAGAGATGGCAATCGTGCTCTTGCCCATCGCTGGCCTTGCAGCAACGACAATCAATCGACCCGAGTAAGGAGAATTTCTTGAAGCAATGCCACCCTGTATCGCCTCGTCAAGAACCTGCAAGCCAGTGCTGATGGCAATTCCTTGCGGCAGTGGGGCAAGAAGTTCATCAACAGATGACTGCCAGTCATCATCCTTGCGATCTATCAGCGATATATTATTCCAGGTATCGTGCTGAGCCTCAATAAGTTTTGGAATCTTATCGAGAATACTGTCTACATCTGGAGGAGCGTTAAAAATATCAAGCATCTCCTCCGAGTTTTGAATCATCTGACGCCTTATCAGCTTGAGGCGCCAAACAGGAAGGATTGATTCAAAGTTTTGAACAGAGTAAAAGATAGATGGCGAGTTGAGTACGCCTTCTATAAGCTCGCACTCTTTTTCATGCCCACGAATTTTGAGCACACGCTCTGCCATAACGGCAATGCTGCCAGGAAGCAGAAACTGAGATTTCGTCGTTCCAGCAAAAAACTTCTTAATTACAAAGAATATTGCCTTCCTGTGAACTTCGGTAAACCAACTGTCATCAATCGTTGAGAAGACTTTCATGAGTCCCTCTACGTCGCCCTTATTGGGCTCTCCCTCAAGCAAAAAGCAAGACGAAGCAAGAAAGCAGGTCTCAAATTCGTCAGTATCCCATGTCTGAATACCGCTGAGAAGATCTTCAAGTGTCTTCTCTAGTGACTTTTGACCTTTCTGGCTCATTTCAGTGTATAGCTGATTTCAGACATTGCTGGCTTAAAGGACTTTCCATGTTTTTCTTTTGCCAGCTTATCTACTGTATCTTTATAGCCAGCAAAGCCAAGAGACTGCCAGGACTTTTCAGCAGCAAGTTCGCAAAGCTCTGCAATAACTTTCTGATCCCTTGCGTATCTCAGTGCCGTTATGGACCTGGACGTGATTTCCCACTCCAGAGACGGATGGGCCTTCAGGCGCCTCGCCAGCCACCGCTCCAGCAGCTCTCGATGGGGCTCCAGCCATGGCTCAAGGGCAATGGGCTCAGCCGGTGCCGATGGCCTGCTGGAGCGCCTCCTGGGGGCCTGCGGGATGAGCTGGTCGGCCAGATCCGGCAGATCGGTGAAGACGTAGAAAGCCTCTCCATTTTCAGAAAACTTTTTCAAGTAACCAAGTGAAAGCAGTTCCCTGAGAGCTTCGCTAATAACTTTCGCGTCTTCACTTCCATGTGAAGCGATCCAGTTTTTAGTGAAAGATTTTGTCGAAGAAAGACAAGTCAAAAGCACACCCTTTGCGGTGTAGCTCATTGAAGTGTTAGATAGCAATGAACTCCTGACAACAACAAAATCAGCAGCACTTGACTTGGCAGAAAACATCGGCTGGCACTGTTTCTTGCCAGAAGCTTCCCGAGGCATGTAGTATCGTCCTGTTGGTTGGGCAGGGCCTCAGCGAGTTTCGCTGGGGTCTTTTTCTATTCCGTAGTGCTTGTCAAGAGAAACCTTGACTTGCTTGATGGCACTAAGCCAGCTTGAAAATGCAAGCGAACAGGCGTGAGAGAAGCTGATACCGCGCTTTTCCGCCTCCGCTGACATTTTTTCGTAAACGTCATCATGTATGTAGATGTTTTTCTTTGCCATAGGCTTGCTGACAGATCAACTTGAAAGAAGGTAGCACCTCTGTCTGGATCCGTCAACCCCCTTGCCATGGTGCCACAAACCTGTAAAGATGGGCTTGCTCAATACGCTCAACCAACATGGAGCCTATCAAGCCAGTTCCAAAAAAAGTCGAACCACGAAGAATCGTTCCAGGCAAGCCGACAATACAGCCAACCGAATTCAAGGTCGGCGATGGCGTTTACGCACGCTATCACGGTGACAGAATCCTACAAATTGTAGGAGTTGCCAAAGTGAACACCCCTGCCCCGCACTACATCTGCGAGCTTGACGGGGAAAAATACATCATCCCCAAGATGCACCTCTCAACAAGAAGCCTGCTTTCAGAAGTGGAAGGTGGCAACCGCCGTCAACTTCAACTTCCTGTTTAACATGGAAAAACTGAAAGAAGCGGCAGAAATCTTTGAAGATATGCTGCCCGCCTCGCTCGGCAAACCAATCATCCTAAGCACAAAAACCGCGCCAATAGTTTTTGCTGCATTTTACACGCCAGCAATGCACACGATTGAAAGCGGCCAAAAGATTCTGGGATCCGAGTTCAGGCTTTGGCATACAAATGAAACCCTCAGAAGAAATGGAACATTGGCTGGAATTGTTGGAGTCTCAAAAGGCGTACCAGCAACAATCGTATGCGCACTTAACGAGCACGGAACGACGGGTGATATGATCAAACCCTACGCAAAGCTAATCCTCGCAATGATGGATCACTTTGCTGATGGCAAAACTGAAGTAATCTAAAAACATCGCAAAACACACAATGCTTAAAAACGACCGCTGGATCAAGGAACAAGCCGAAAAGGGGATGATCACTCCCTTTGTGAAAACACTCGTGCGCGAGGTTCTGCCATACGACGAAAATCGCGGACTTTATCGAGACAACACGGTTGGCGTACTTTCTTACGGCCCGAGTTCTTTTGGGTATGACTGTCGCCTGAGTCCCGATGATTTCAAGATTTTTATGCACGTACCTGGCACTGTGATGAATCCCAAGAGATTCAATCCGGCCAACCTGCAACAAGCTCAGCTACATAGCGATGACGACGGAGATTTTTTTATTCTCCCGGCTCATACCTATGGCCTGGGTGTTGCAATTGAAAAACTTAGAGTACCATCAAACATAACAGTTATCTGTCTTGGTAAGTCCACGATGGCCAGGCTAGGTATAATTATCAACACAACTCCAGCTGAAGCAGGCTGGGAAGGACATCTAACGCTTGAGTTCAGCAACAGCAGTGGGGCAGACTGCCGCGTTTACGCAAATGAGGGCATCTGCCAACTGCTATTTCTTGAAGGGGAGCCATGCGAAACCTCGTATAGCGATAGAAATGGGAAGTATCAACACCAACCCTGCAATGTAGTTACAGCGAGGATCTGAGCAGGTTAAGGCACCTTGCAGGTTGCGCACGCCGGGGTTGGGCTAGTAGGGTGATCCCCGAACACCGCAGCCCCTTTTTCATGGATCCACGGTTCCGGGTGGAGACGATCGCGGCAACGCCCGAGCCGAATCGGCTGGTCTGGCGGGCGCTACACACCGACTACTCAGAAGATTTCATCGCTGACCAAGAAGCGCCAGATGAAGGAAGGGCCGGTGAAATCTTTATCAAGAGACTTCTAAGTGCAGATCGCGGGCACTTTGGATGCGTAGAGCATCCGCAAATCTCATTTGCTGTTGGATGGTTTCCGCATTCCGTGATGCAACAGGCTCGTACACATCGCGTATCAGTTAGTTTCGATGTAATGTCGGGGCGCTATACGGGACAAAGAATTCTTGACGTAGTAAGCGGTAAACGGGAACTTGAGGAAGTCTTCTATCTTAGGCCACTAGGCAACTACTCGGACAGACAGGGCAAGAAATATGAGTACACCGAAGATTGGCGTGCGTTCGATCTGAAGGAGTGCATGAACGCTGCACGCATCTACGCCGATAAGATTGCAGAAGGCTTCGCCGAAGAACATGCAAGGGGTATGGTTCCCTTTGATTTCAGGCAACACTTTGTCGTCAGCTTCAATGCTCGCTCGCTGTGCCACTTTCTTGATTTGCGTAGCAAGGCTGATGCACAGATCGAGATCCGCTGGCTTTGTGAGTTGCTCATGCCGAAATTCAAGGAATGGATGCCTGAGCTTGCCGAATGGTACGCCAGCCACAGATATGGAAAAGCGAGGCTGGCACCATGACATGCGAAGACTACTTAAGGGATATAGGCCGCGTGCCTTTGCTGACAAGCGAAGAAGAGATTGTCCTTGGCAATAGTGTCCAGACCATGATTCGCCTGCTAGAGGGCAAGGGTGTCACCCATCAGCTTTCGGCAAGCAATCTTGACGAAGCACTGGAGCAACTCAACGGCCAGGAGAGGCGAATCGTCAGGAATGGGCTGAGAGCAAGAAACCGCATGGTTTCAGCTAACATGCGTCTTGTAGTTGCCATAGCAAAGAAGTACGTCAATAAACAGGTTCACATGACAATGCAAGATCTGATCCAAGAAGGTGCGATCGGTCTTGCAAGAGCTGCTGAAAAGTTTGACCCAGCGCGAGGATACAAGTTTTCCACCTACGCCTATCTGTGGATCAAGCAGGGGATGACGAGGGGATGCGAAGCCCAGGAGGGAATGATCAAGCTCCCGGCGCATCTCCAGCGACTAATCAGGAAGGCTGCTGAGGTGCGGATTCGCCTGGCTGCAAAGCTTGGCAGAGAGCCAAGCTTCAAAGAACTGTCGGATGAGATGGGTGAAGCTGATCACGACAAGCTGAGAAGCATCATCTCAATGCACATGCTGATGTCACCGGCAATTATTTCGATTGACATCAAGGCAGAAGGAAATGATAGGTCATTCCTGTCGCTGTCTGATATTTTGAATACAGATGACGAAAGTGAAATTAGAGAGTCAGAAGAAGACGCATCAAAGCTAAACTTTGTAATGCTTGCAATTCAGGCTCTTGATCCAGTTGACAGAGAGCTAATTACGAGAAAGTACGGGATTGGCTGCGAACCAGTTTCTATCAAAGAACTTGCAAGAATGACAGAGCTTGCGCCGCAGGTGATACGAGAGCGACAGCAGCTGGCAGCAGCAAAGATTCGATATGTGGTTACGAGCTTTGTAGCGCCAGCTATTTGAAAGATTGCCTCCGACCAGCTTCGGAGGACTTTTTGCCAGGGCCGGCTATCAGGAAGAAACTGGCTGGATCCTGAACCTGGCAGCGAACCGCCCCGAACATTTCCAGAACGGTAACAAATTCAAGATAGCACAAAGCCCAACAGCCACCGGAGGGGAACTGCTGGGCTTTGGCAGGGCTTCGTGCTGACCGCTCCTGTGGTGACGCCCGGTGGCGCCGGAGCATGGGGCCGGCAGATGCTGGAGCCAAGGTAGCCCATCCAGCCCAGAAGGAGGTACGATGGCCTGCAACGCCTCAAAAAGAAGGGGGCTCCCGGCGAACCGAGAACCCCCTTCAAAAACCAGAACCGCTGAGTTTTGCCGACGCTGCGGGATCTGGGTTGTCAGAACAGGTCCAATGTTACCCGCTCCACCGCCCAAACCGCAATCCCCCTTCGAGCAATGGCTCAGGGCTGCCCACAGCAGCGAGTGGCTTGAGGTCATCGAGCGGCACGAGAGCACCGGCTGGTCCTCGATCAGGAAGCCGTTCACGATCGACGGGCTGGTCAAGCACTTCTTCAACCCAGACTTTGTAAGTGGTCTGAGGCAGGAAAAGCTTGTGCGTTACGGCGTTGCAGATATTGACTGCAAGCCGGACTCTGCAAGTATCTACTGGAACAAGTTTGCAAAGAGTCCTGAACTGATCGAGCTGGAGCGCAGAGCCGAGCAGATCGGCTGCCGGGTGTCGCTCCTCAGAAGCAGCCATTCAGGCGGCCTGCACGTCTTCGTGAGCTTCCCCGAGGCGATCCATGCCTGGCTGGCCCACTGGCTCATGCTGTGGCTCCTGGAGGCCTCTGGGATGACCGTGAAGGCGGGTCAGGCCGAGGTGTTCCCCAGCCGGATCGACTACCGCTCTGACGGGCAGCGAGCCCGCAGCAATGGCTTCCGTCTGCCGGGTCAGGAGGGCAGCGCCCTGATCGTGGCCGAGTCCTTCTACGAGGGGGCGGACACGATCTACGGACAGCTGCTTGATGACCTTGAAAATACCGAAAATTGCGGGAAGTGGAAAAGGGCGCTCAGTAAGTGCAAAGAGTTCAGGTACTTCAGGTTAAAAGCCGAAAGAGACTTCGACAGAACAGGTGTAAGGCCTGAAACTGACATCGAATGGAAAGAGGGCGGAAACAGCAACGAGATACTGCGCAGGATTACAACAATTGTTCGGATGGCCAATCGCAATATTAAGTGCGCAATCCAGCTTGGCAGAATCATTCGCGATGTTGCGATGAGCGCACCAGGCTTCAATCAGTTTGCATCTGAAGAAACCAAAAAAGACTTGATGCGCGAGCGTGGTAGCTGGGGTGAAAGGTGGGCCAAGTCATCACTTAGTAAGCAGTTCTGTGGAATGCTTGCATCTTGTGAGCGTGATAGCGGCAGAAACGAGCGACTTTACAGAGAAAGCGAAGACAAGCTCAAAGAACTTTCAGAAAAGCATCCAGAGTCATCTACATGGAGCAAGAGGAAGGTGGCCAGGGAGAGCGGCCTTGCCAGAGGAACGGTTGACAAGCACTGGGAATACTGGCTTTCCCTACCGGTCCACACCCCCTCTAATAACGGTGGGGGTCAGTTAAATACAGATAAGAATTTATCCTTAGAGAGAAATTTGGCTCCTGAGGGGGAAAAAGCTGGAGTCATCAACGAGATTGTAGACCAGTTTTGGAGTATTTTCACGGAACAAGACCTCAATGAATTTGATTGCATGATAAAAAGTCAACGACTTCATGAAGAAAGGAAGCGAAGTAGGCGTAAGCAAAGTTGGCCAGTAAATTTTTGCACGTAACCGTGTGAGAATTTACGCTTAACAGCGTGTAATCAATTTGAACAACAACCATGAAAATGCAACGACAACTAAAGCATGAAGATCCAGCTGCTTATCAGCCACTTGCGATTGCGATCAAACAATCAAAATGCTTGCCGCCGCATGTAAGTGGACTTGAGGTTTACAACGCATTTAGGTTTGCATTTGGCTATGAACCAGAGCGCAATAAAGAAGATCGCTGTATTTACACGCAAACGCAGCTTGAAATTGTTGCAGAAACCTGTTCAATTGAAAAAATTTATTTGTCGGAGCTAGAGCAGTGGCGAAAACTTCTTCCTTTGGCTGGTTGTCAATCTCGCAGAGCTGCAATGCACAAGCTTTCAAAAATCGGTAGTGATGGATGGCTGCTTCGTTGCAGCTACAAGCGCGGCAAGCTCTGGCTTTGCAAGGAAGACGCTGAGCAGCTTTGTTACGTGAAGCGGGGTGGGTATGGATCAGTTCCGATCCGGTGGTCACTGCCAACGGTGCTCGGTCCTGTAGCCTCTTGAAGGCGCTTCAAGCGCTCCGCATGGCCTGGGACAGCCCCCACAGCACCCAGGCCCCCTGCCGGGGCTCCTGCAGGCCGCTCAGACAGCACAAAGCCCCCGGCGGGAACCGGAGGCCTTGGCGGGTGCGTCCAACTGGCGGATCGTGCTGCAGTTCACCGCGAGTTGAGTGCAAGGATAGCTTACATGCAAATGTCCCGCCTGTCAATCAGGTATCAAGCTGGAGTCCACCAAAGGCCAGACGACGCAGAATCTTCTCCTCCACCGGATCTCGCCATTCACCTTGCGGCAGGTTCCTCACTTGATCGGTGCGTTCACTCCTGATTGCTGCCGTTCCATCTGCAAGGAACTCCAGTAGCAGAAACCCGTCATGCCAGGTTCCCCTGCCATCTCGTACCTGGACTGGTACTGGATCAATCAGTGAATCGACCACGTTCGTCGCGTCTGCGCCTAGGACGATTAGCACGGGTTGGCGGCGTGCGACGACGCACTTCATACGGAAACAACTCCTGAGCCATGTGAAGCAGGAGCTGCAGCACGTAATTCTCCCTGAGAGGGCTCATCGCAATTCCTTCAGAAGCGAAAAACAGAGCCCATCCAGCCAACTCAAGTGCCTGAGTCGCATTTTCCGGTGTTATGTCAATGCTCATTGTTGCTCCTGGGTAGTGTCGTTTCTTTCTTGAAGTCTTTCAGCGTTGAAGCCAACGCCAACCAAGGAAAGGATAGCTACCAGTAGTGCCCCCCAGGAGACAATTTGACTAACCGACCACTTTGCAGTCTCTGTTCCACCCTTTCTGTTGGCGTCGGAGACGATCAAGCTGTCAACTTTATCAGACAATCCTTTGATATGATCTGCTGTTACCATATTTCTTTCAAGCTCAACCTGGCGCTTTTCAAGTGATTCAACTCGCGTCATGAACGCAGTTGTACTCGCTTGATTTTGTGAAATAATATTTTGCAGGCCTGTAATCAGGCCCTCTAGTCTACCAAGTCTGTCAACGATGGCAAGCATCGGACTGTCAGAATCATTCATGGCAGTCAGCGACGCCTCTCTTGACGCACCCTAGCTTGACTCTGCAGCACTTTACTTTTCTTTGCAGCAGGCTGCTTCTTCTTCGTCGCTTTCTGCCTTATGGCTTTTCCGGCCAAGTGACCTGCCAAGGAAATCCCTGCTGACTTGGTACGTCCCTAAGTTCTTGGCGATATTCAGCCCAAGCTTCTTTATCTGCTGTTGAGTCGACAAGTTGGGTCCAGTCTGTTTGCGCCAAAAGACCATTGCGATGTGCTCTGACTTCAGAGGCCTTGCGTTCCGTTCTGTCTGCAATCTCTTCTTCAGTTGCCGGCTCAATAGCCCACTGCTGAGTTAAAACGTTGTCAATCCAGTCAGGCCAAGCCTCGGACAGGTTTTCATTGTAATTGACAGATGGTCGCGGAACCTGAACAACAAGCTCGTAGCCATCCGGTGCCTCAAATGGAATCGAGAAACTTGTGTTTGGAAAGCGCTGAATAATGTCACCGGCATACACCGGGTATTCAGCCACTGCTCCGTTTTCAACCTTTGCGTATGTCATGCGATGATTACTGCGTTTTGCGAAAGTGTCCCAGCTGTTTCTGACAGTGTTGGCGTTCCCGCTGTAAGGCTGGACGTTGACGAAGTGAGTGCAAGTGAGAAGCTTGCGAGGCTTGTAGCAGAATTTATCGCCGTTCCAGCTTCATAAGTATAGCTGCCAAACGATCCAGTCCCGGCCCCATTTGCGCGCAGTTTACAGGTAAATATTTTATTGATTGAGGGGAATGTGCCAATAACACATATTTCATCGGCTTGGCCAACGGAAATGTCGGAGGCTGTAATGGTGGCACCAGTGTAAGCAAGAAATCTTTGCCACTGGAGAACTCCAGAGCTGTCATATTTTGCGATGACTATTTTGCCGTCAAAAGATCCGACCACCACTGGTGCGTTACCGCTTGAAATTGCTATCGAGGATCCCGAGTTATTTGTCGCTCCACCGCTCAATGCACGCTGCCACTGAAGAGTTCCCAGGGAGTCATACTTTGCAATCAAAATATCCGTAAATCCAGCCCTGACGGAATCTGTTGAGCCAATGATGTAGACACCAGATGCGGCATCAACGGCAACATTGTTTATGGTCCCGTTGCTGTTGGAAGTTCCTATCTTCCTTTGCCACTGGAGAGTGCCAGATGTGTCGTATTTTGCAAGAAAGCTATCGAGAGGACCTGTCCCGCTGACCCCGGAAATGTAGACATTGGCCAACGAATCAACGGCAAGGCCAGAGTACCCCCTTGCGTTAGTAATGGTTCTCTGCCAAACTATTGATCCAGCTGAGTCGAACTTTGAAATATACGCCCTCTGCGGGGAGGCATTTATGTACCCAGAAAGGTAAATGTTGGAGGAGCTATCAATTCCTATGGCAGCAGCTACGTCTATCAGTGATGGAAGATTCAGGAATCTTTGATATTGGAGAACTCCAGAGCTGTCATATTTTGCAAATGTTGAGACAAAGGTTGCGCCATCAATCGTTCCATAGTTGTAGCCAGAGATATATGAATTCCCCAAAGAGTCAATAGCAATTTTTGTGACATCATTTTGAGACGGTGAACCAAAAACTCTTTGCCAGACCTGGTATCCGTTAGTGTTAAGCTTAAACGTGTATTGATACAGCGAATTGACAAAGCAGCCATACACATCGCCATTGCTGGCAATTTTCACGCTTTTTCCCTCTGTGTTGCCTGTTCCAGTGATTTCAGAGATCCAGTAGCCAGTGGGCGCCTGGCCGCCGCTCATAAAAATCAGCTCACGTGTCAGTCGGTCCATCAGTTTGTGTAGTTAATTTGACTTGAGGCTCTCCATCTAACTCCACCATCATCAGTTATGAAAGTGAAGAGATGAGTTTTGCCAGACGTAAGTGAAGGGGCAGTGCCAGAGGGCCACTCTACACCGCTGAACCAAGTAATGGCCCCACTCGTATGAACGACTTCAAAAGTAAAGCTGTATGCCCTGCTGGCTGGAACATTGCTAACGGTGAAAGTAACAGAGGAAGAGATCGTTTTCGTGAAGTAGTTGCCAGCCGAACAGTCAATGTTCAGCGATGGGACGGCGACTGGAACCTGCGCATAGGTGCCATTGACATCAAGATCTGTATTGGCCACTGCACTTGCTTGGCCAACGGCAACTGAGCCCGTTGTTGCAATGTTGCCAGTTGTGTTGATATTGCCATAGGTGATAGCGGCACCGCTGACCTTGCCTGGAGTTGTAATGTTGCCAAGCTTGCCCTGATCAATTGAGCCAGCCAACATATCGTTGGTGACTGTTCCGCTATCAGCACTTGTAATGATGGTCCCACTGACGTTGGGGGCCGTCAGCGTTCTTGAGGCTGAAAGCGACGCGGGAACGATCTCAAGCACGAATGAACCAGTGCCACCGCCGCGACCGCGAAGCAGAATGCCGTCCTGCGTTGCAGCTTGCCTGAAGGTCTGGCCGGTTACATTCGTGAAGGTATTGGCACCAGTGAAAGCATTATTGCTGGCAGTGCCAATGCCATCGGTGATTCCGTAGCCAGAAAGAGTTGTTGGCTTATTGGCAAGATTCGCAAAAAGATACCCCGTGCAATAGATAAGATTTCCAGACTGAGGTGTATCAAGAACTGGTGATGTAAAAGTTGGGCCATTGCTGAGCACCACGCTGCCGATTCCCGTGCTGGTGGTGACACCGGTTCCCCCGTTTGCCACGGCCAGGGTGCCAGCCAGCGTCACGGCGCCCGTAGAGGCCGAGGACGGGGTGAGCCCGGTCGTCCCACCCGAGAAGCTGCTAACGCCTGCCACAGCCGCTGCTGGCGCCGCCCAGGTGCCGTCCGCCCGCAGGAAGTTCGTGGTCCCGCCGCCGCTCGCGGGGGTCAAGCCGGCAAGGGTGCTTCCGAACAGCGGGATCTCAGCATCCGATCCGGTGCTGCTTTCGATCGTCCTGTTGTATCCAGACCATGTAAGATTGGTTGGAACATTGACTTGTGCGCCGGTTTCAATTCCGTTAAGCTTTACCTTGTCGGCACCGCTCATGCTTCCAGCGGCACTGGTTGTTGCAGCGCTAATTGAGACGACTGGCGTTGATCCACTGGTAACAGAGATCGGCGCAACACCGCTGATACTTGTGATCGCAACAGAGCTTGAGAATGAAATAACCCCGGTATTTGAGTCGTAAGTTAGATCGCCGCTAGCGCTGATTGCATTACGGGCACGCGCCTGCGTAAAGTACAGATTTGACGCTCCTTCTGTGATCGCATCCGAATTCGTTGGAATTGCCGAGGTCGGTAGCAGGCTGGTTGGAATCTTGCCACCAGAATCCAGCCTCGCAAGGCCGTTGGCGACGTTCATCGAAAGGGAGATATTCCTTACAAAAGTCCAGTCACCGTTGCCATCTTTTGTGGCAATTCCGCTAACAGAAAAAGGCTGGCCAGACTCTGATGTTACGTTTGTAACATACCTGCTGCCGGTGAATTCCTTGACAGCAAATTGAGTTGGCGCTGTATTCGCATCAACTTGACCAGTAGACGCAACAAGGGACGTATTGTTGCTGATCTCCCGCAGCTGTGTCCCAAC